ACAGTAATTATACCATAGAAAAGCCACATAATCCACATACCAATTTTATTATGCTTACTTCCACGTTTATAGGGATGCACTGCTAGATGGGGTGATCTGTCCCATCCATCAACCATATAATCTTTGGTTGGTATCATTTCTTTTTCCTCTTGTATGATTTTTTTGGTTTCTTACTAAAGACACCAAATTTTGTTAGAACGTAAAGTGTAAGTATAGTCCAAAAGAGAATTTCTAATCCTAGATTATTCATGTCGATAATTGAATTATTTTAGAAATGTCGATAACTGCAAAGAAAGATGAAACAAAAGAAATGTCATATGCTTTACAGTTTAATGAAAATGGTAATACTAATAGATTACCAAATAAACGAGCTGTACATCCAGACTTTACATCCACATATAAAACTAGAAAATATCCTAGAATAAGTAGGATACTTCCTACTAATCGACATCTATTTATTGCAGTCATTCAAAAGCAGAGTCTGGTTCAAGAGCAATGAAATATGTAAGATTTAACTTACTATTACTAAATTTAGAAAGCAACTTAGAAGATACTACTACATCATATGATCCGGGAATAATACGGATATTTTCTACCTTAAAATTAAAGGTAAATTGCTTATCAGTTTCACCCACAGTAACTGCAAATTCATTTGATGTATCATTCTTCTTATCGCGAACAACTAATTTAATAACACCATCACCACCTATAACTGATAAATCAGGTAACTGATAAACTGCAGCAGCCTTAAGCAACTTATCCAGAGCACTACTATCAAGTTGGAAACAAGCATCTTGAGATGGCAAAGATATTTCTTTTTCAGGTGGTGCAATAATTACCTGTGGATCTGCATAGAAATACTTAACTTTTCTCTTACCTTCACGGATAGTAAGATAAGATTCTTGAGTAAAATCTAAATCAGGATCTTGATGTAAAATTAGTCCATTCAAGAATTGATTTAGATCATAGATGGCCACATCACGAGGAAAATCTTCTGGTATCTCTGCTTCAGCAAGAATATTCTTTGCCACAGAGATAGTACGAAGTTGATTACCTTTTTTAACAAGAATTGAATTATTGATACCCGCAAAGTTTTTAAGGATACCAAGGGTGTTGTCACTTAGATTCATAGTTTTTGATCGTAATTTCATTAAGGCATGTTGTGGTCAATGTTTCCACTAGTGATTGATGGTTTACCGTAGTGTTCATCAAAATGTAATAGTAGCATAGCATAATGTATTACTTTCAGCAAGTCTTTCTTATTCTTTCCATCCTTACTTCCATATCTACTACCATACTTAAGTATATTAGCCTGACAGAAATCAGAAGCAAGATCTCTTGATGCCATTAAGTCTATTGTCTGAACATTACGATACTCATGTTTAGTTCCAGTATAATGACCATTGTAAGTACGTGATACATACTCTTCTACATCTTTAAGTATCTCTTTTTCATGATACTTGTTTCTCGCATCTGACATTTTTTTGAGTTCCTCCTTTGCTGCTTGTTGAGTCCATCCATCATTATAGGATGAAGTTGAGTGTATTTTTAAATTTAATTCTTCATAATTTAAATCAACCGATTCTGGTACTTCATTTACACAGTAAATATAATCTGGTGGATACTCTGTGATGCCTGTAGCATTATCAGTTGCAGGAAATTTCTTTTTATTTCTTTCAACTATTGCCTGTTCATCTTCAGGTGTAAACATAGGATAATCCTCGTCAAGTGTTCCGTTTAACACGGAATGTGCTAAACTCCATGCATTAACCATAGGTAAATAAGAAATCATTAACTAGACTTTCAGATTGCTCTTTACCAAACTTACCAGTCAGATAGCCTGATACTGGATCTAATTTAGTCATGTAAGCATCAAAGTCTTTATAAACAGTAGTATCAATACCATTTGGTTTCTCTAATTCTAACATATCTTTGTACTTAGTCAAGTAAGTCTTAAACATTTCTAGATGTTCGTTTACTTCAGACATTGTACATTTGGCGATGTATATGTTTTTTGAAAAATGATTTCCAATCTCAAAGAATCGATAATCACCTTCATAAACTGGTAGTCCATCAACTGAAAATGGATAGTTTTCTAAAGGATGCTGAAAATCGAATACGATAATGACCTTTTTATCAAAAAATCCCATAAGATCCATACCAAAACATGGAAGATTACTACCTGTCTTAGGATAGATAATGTTGTTATAGATACAAGATTTTTCATTCCAGATCTCCACCTCTCTAGATTTAATTATAAGAGGATTGGAATAAGTTTTTGCAGTAAGATAAGTTTTCTTACTTTCCCAATTTGCCCAAACACTACCAACCTCACTGTAGAGGCTGATAGTGTCATGTAGGACATCTTTATACTGTTTCCACAGATTCATTATTCTCCTTGTCGAAGTCAACGTCTGCATCCACTTTGTCATACAACTCCATGAATGATTGCTTTGTCTCATCATCAAAACGATTCACACAAACTTCAATTGCTTTTGCTTTATCATTGAAGATAGAAAAGGCACGAATAATGTGAACTAAACGACGAGTACTAATGATCTCTTCAATACCACCATCATAGAATGTTCTACGAATAATGTCAGCCCAGTCAACAAGTTTCTTAATAAACTTGTCATCATGAACACCAACACTTGCAGAATGTAAGCGAAGTATCTTCTCTTCAATCTTAACGTGAGGATACTGTTGCTCAAAGGTAACAGGGAATCTCTCTAAGAATGCTTCATTCAGTACATTTGTACCAATGAATCTGCCATCATCAGAACCTTTACCTTTTGTGTTTGCAGTTGCAATGATATTGAATCCTGCAGCAGGTTTTACCCACTTTCCTATCTTCTTCAAGAAGACACCTTTGCCCTCAAGAATAGACTGTAAACATAGGATCTTGTTTGATGCTAAATCTATTTCATCTAAAAGGAGTATAGCTCCCCTCTCCAAAGATTCGATAACGGGGCCATTGTGCCAAACAGTATTACCATCAACAAGACGAAACCCACCAATAAGGTCGTCTTCATCTGTTTCGATTGTGATATTAACTCTAATCAACTCTCTATTTAGTTGAGCACATGCTTGTTCTACAGAGAATGTTTTACCATTACCTGATAGGCCTGTAATAAATGCAGGGTAGAATTGTTTAGACTGAATGATTTTTTTGACATCCTTAAATCCACCAAAAGGAACAAATGTTTCATCTTTTGTAGGAATAAGATTTTGAACTTCTGGTGGAAGAACAGCAGGAGCAGCAAAACTTTTTTCAATCTGCTGTACACTTTCCTGTGTAATTTCAAGATTCCACTTACCTTTAGATACTTTGAATTGCTTTAACTTCTTAGTGACTGTTTGATATGTAATATCATTCATCGCACAGAATGCTTTGATATCCGCAGTAGTAAATTCAGATCCGTATAAATCTTGAAGTTTTTCTATGATTTGATTTTGAGTCATTTTAATCTCGAAAGCCATAATAAAGGGGGGGTTTCAGTTATGTACTTATTATAACTGAAAAAGGGGTCGTAAGACCCCCTTAGTAGACAGTTTACAAACTGGTTGTATTTATGCAACCATTTCAATAAATTTACTAAGTATCTTCTTGTTCATTTTCTTACCTTTAAGACTCTTAGTAAATGCTTTTTTAATTTGAGCCTTAGTAGCATCATCCTGAACTTCAAATTCAGTATCAGATCCTATGGCATTAGATGATAATCCAAGGTATACACTAAATCCAGAGTCCTCACTACTAAGAACAATAGATTTATTCCTCTTCCACTCAGACATTTTACTTTCATAACTAGAAATATTTGTGTATGTATTATTAGAATTGAATCTAATAAATCTAGATGCCTCTCTTGCTTCTAAGATACGAATACCAACAAAATTTACATCAGGGAAAGTCTCACAAATATCTTTAAGAAAAATTTTAGAGTGAGAAATCCAATCATATGTGAACGCATGTGTTCTACCAGTTTTACGATTACGAAGAAATACACCTTCACTAATTGAACCACTGCCAAGATAGGGATCCTCCTCCCAATATCTGTGCACTTCACGATGATATGAAGGTGATTGAGCTTCACCATCAGTAAGTATTACACAATTAACCTTTTCTACACCAGACTCTTTTTTAAAATATGGAATCACTTCATGTAATGCAATAACTGTTTCATTCAATGGTGTTCCAGATAAATTCATAAGTGTTGGGCACATCCGATTACCATGATACGATCTAAAGGATGATACCACTCTAAAAATATTAATAAGTTGTTGATTAAGTTCTTTATTACGAACTTTACTAGAAAACAGATTCATCAAAGAAAAACTTTCCTCAACTCTTACTAAGTTTCTTTTTTGCTGATAAGCATTTTTTAGATCTTCATCTCTTGGGCAACTATTAGTAAATGCATAGACCTCAAAAGGTATTTGAACTTTTTTACAAAACCAAATTAGATTGTATAGTTGCTTAATAGTATCCTGCATGACATGAGCCATGGAACCACTCCAATCAAGAATGAATATAAGACCATGATTTTTACCATCAGGAACTACAGATATCTTTCTGAATAGATCCTCATTATACTTGTAAGTATGAAGTTTACTACAATCTAAGATTCCTGTTCTAGCAGTTGTAGCACGAGCATAAGCACTAGCAGCTTTCTTACACTCAAACTCTTTAACTAAGTAATTAACTTCTTTCTGTGCTTCTTTTTTAAACTGTGCAAACTCTTCATCAATTTGTTTCAGAAAATCGTAAGAAGATTGCATAGGATTATAATATTCATTTTCATTTGATACTAAAGGTTGCTTTATCTCACTATGTAATTCTTCACACCATTCATGAATAACTTCATTTGGTATGATTATCTTCTCAATATCTAACTTTGGAATCTCTACATATACATTATCTCTACCTTCCATCTGTGCAAGATTTTTAAGTGCATTATCAAGATTCTCAACAGTCTCAACTTTAAGTTCATCTTCAATTCCATTATTAGATGAACCACCCATTGGCATATCACTAGGATTTGATTGCTCTTGTTTTACTTGAACTTTCTGCTCACCATCAGTATTAGTATCTTCATTAGACTCATTACTGTTAACCAAATCTTCTAATGTGGCTTCCTGATTAGTTTCACTTTCACCTTCACCACCCTCATACTCGGTATTATCTTTACCTAAATCTGGACGTTGTGATTGTGATTCAGACTCTTCTTTTGCTTTATCATACTCTGCCTGACAATAATCAAACAATTCTTTAGATGTAGAAAGAACTTGATCAAAAGTTTCACACTGATCTATCTTACGAATGAACACTTTCTCATTATCAGTAAAAGGAATATTGATATGAGTTCCAATCTTATAGTAAAGATTAACACGGTCTGCAAGGTTCATTAAAGAAATATCTTTACCTTCAACATCAAAGAAATCATCATCAACTAACTGAGTATAACCTTTGTAGAATGTTTTAGATATACCTTCATAACGACGTTTCATCATTTTTTCAATACGAGCATCTTCAACAATATTCACAAATGATGGATTCAGTCCAAACCACTCTTTCTCAAGAAACCAATCCCTATCAGGAGTGTACAAAGCATGACCAACCTCATGACTCACAAGCATGTCATATACTTCAACAGCTGTATCCCAGACAGGCAATGTAAGAATACGAGTATTGACATTAAACTGTGCGGTTTCAACTCTCTTATGCTCTACTATTAGGTCTTCTGCAGCGAGTAATTTTGCTAATTGTGATTTGATTTCGTATGAGATGGTCATTGGGGATCTTTATCTGATATACCCATAATAATACGAAACCCGCCTCTTGGACGGGTGTAGTAGACACTTTATCAACTGTCTGCGTCGTTCTTTTGCAGAACGTAACGCTTGAGGTTTAAGTTTTCGTTTCTTCTCCTTCTTGGAGTGATGCTGCCAGTTAGGTGTGTTCATGTTCCTGTAGCATAATCTAATGCTTTTTTAGCCGTGGATAATAATCGAATTTTCCTATAGTCTTTAGTATAGGGTATTGATACTGAGAATCCTAAAAGATCTCCCTCTGGATCGTCTGGAATACCTACTGGTTGAACAAAGAATATGCCAGCGTGTGCAACGCATTTCCATCCTATGTCAACAAATCCCAGATCTCTCAAAGCACATTCTAACTTAAGAGAATGACATGCTTCTTCCAATATCATACGGATAACCGAATTTAAAATTATTTAGTATTGTAAACAATCTCTCCTATCTGAAGTCCATAATCTATTTCTGGTGGAACAATAAGACAAAAACCAATACCACAATTAAATACTTTTCTCATTTCACTTTCATCAATGTCACCTGCATTTTGAATTTTGGTAAACAATTCAGGACGTTTCCAAGAGTTCCAATCAATATTGGCTTTCAATCCATCAGGAATAACTCTGGATATATTTTCTTCCAATCCACCACCAGTGATATGTGCCATACCAACAATAGGTATCTCATCCAATAATTGATTAATCTGATTTGCATAAATTGTGGTTGGAGTAAGAAGTTCTGGCATCTCACTAAGATATAACTTATGCCTCCAAAGCATATCTGTAATCAAACTATAACCATTACTATGAATACCACTACTGGGTAAACCAATAATCTTATCTCCAGACTTTATAAGACTTCCATCAATAATTTCATTTTGCTCCACTACACCAGTGCAAAATCCTGATACATCTCTAATGGCATTTACCATTGCTGAACGTTTTGGATGCTCTGCTGTTTCTCCACCTAATAAAGAACAACCAGATTGTATACACCCTTCTGATATTCCATTGACTAATTCTGTCAATAAATCTCCATATAATTTTAGATTTGATGTGCAAATATAATCTAAAAAATATAATGGTTTTGCACCACAAGTGATTATATCATTAACACACATGGCAACAAGATCAATACCTATACCATGCATTACAGATGGATTACCAGTTGAATTTAATTCAGCAACATGAACCTTAGTTCCTACACCATCAGTACCAGAAACCAATACAGGTTTTTCATATCCACTAGGAATTTTTATCATTCCATTAAAACCACCATATCCACCCATGACCTCTGGTCTATGAGTGGATTTGACGGCCTTCTTTATTTGAGATACAAAAGCATTTCCTGCTTCTATGTCAACACCAGAAGATTTATAATCCATTTTATTCTTCTTTTTCTTTCTTGACATCTGATCTCCATTCTTCCATATATTTTATAGAAAATGTTCTATCAATGTTATATTTTGAACCCGATGATTTATCTTTTCTTTGTATAGGTTTAATAGCATCCTCGATATAATATCTTAAAATACTTTCAAACTTATCAACCTTTCCCTTTTTTTTACCTTTACCAAACCATTTTTCAATGTAAGAGTATTCAGAATGATGCATGAGAGCAACAATGTTTCTTTTATTTGGGTCATCTTTTACAGCTTTTAGAGTGGATAATAGACCTGATTTCCAACCTGCTGTGGCGATAGTTATAACAATTGTATCACCATCACTTTCTAACTCTTTCTTTTTATTTTGCAATTCATTCCAATTATCCTTGTGAGCCTTATCATTTATATAATGAATAAAAGTTTTGTTATCTCTTTTTTCTTCTCTCTCTTGTTTTATGTTAGACTCAACCATATCAAGGATTCTATTAGCAGTTTTTGTATGAAATCCATAATCTTCCTTTAAACAATCAATATTAGTTTTTGATCTAATATCAATATTATGATCTGTTTTTCTTGATTTTATTTCTTTTGCTGCGTCTTCCTTTTTAATTTCATCTTTTATAGTTTTTGATTTTCTATTTCTTAAATTTCCAATATGTCTAGCATCCTCTTCAGTAATTCCATATTTTTTAATTACCGATTCAGGAACACGCAACTCTTTCATATAATCCAATTTTGCGTTTATACCTGCTTTAATTGTGCAATTACCATCACCCACCCTATCTTTTTTATGTGGGTCACTTTTTAATTCAAAATTTTCCCACACTAAAATATACTCGGCTCCCATTCCATCACCTTTATCCTCCATGTAACCTTGTATTTCTTTAATGTGCTTTTTATCTTCCTCTAATCTAGTTTGTATAGAAGATAGTGAACCTAATCTTGATGATTTACTGAATAATGGTATTAGTTCACTCCACAAACCCATAGACTCAAGTTCTTCTTTTGAGTAACATGTTCCATCATCCTTGATTGGCCTTCTGAGTTTTTCATTGAATTTTTCAACTTGTTCTACAAATGCTTTATTTTGTTCTCTATTTCTAGGATCTTTAAATCCTGTTGGTGCCACACTTTTGTTAAAAAATAAAGGATTTTTAATCACATTATTTTCTTTTTGCAATTTACTTTCTAAATTTTGCATGTCTTGTTTTACTCCATAATCAATTAGTGTTAAAGATAAGGGTATACCTGTTTGAAAAAGTTTTTTAAATTTGTCACAGGTAGAACTATTAAAATATCTTCCATCAAAAATTTCCTCATCATCTTGCAAATGATGATACCCAAGATACTTATCTCCTCTATATAATCCCTTTAAAACCTCAAACTCATATACAATAGAATCGTATGAATTTCTATCAACACCATCTACTTTTGTTTTATCTATTTTTACAATAGAATCAGGTTTTAACATATATGATCGCTCTCTAATCTGTTGCCTAAGATTCTTTTCATCAAATTCAAAGATACTTGTTGCGGTCTGTGTTTCCATCCATACCAATTTGTTTTCTTTCCAATATTATACGGTGGATTCTTTCCTTTGTCAAGGTATTGATTTGCAGTGCAATCATAGATCCTTTCACCATCCTGTAACCACCAATGTTTCTCTCCACGATAATCTTCACCACTCATTGACACTAACTTATCAGTATCAATCAGATAATACAAGGCTTGAGAAGAATGATAACAATGACCATAATATTTGTTAGTTAATACATCACTAGGATACATTAACGACTTTCTTCCTTTAAGTAAATCTGGGGTAAGATTGTCTTGAATTTTTTTGATTACAAATTCAATTTCATCATACGGATAAGGTTCAAAGGTAAGTGTTCTTGTTTCAAAAATTCTCTTACCATCGTACCTATTCCTTTCAACAGTTTTCATTTCTCATCCATGTCTGGTAGATTAAAAATAGTTAACCAAGCAATTGATAAAACAATTATTAAAAACACTCTAATTGAACTAGGGGAAGTGTCAATCATCTTGCTCCTACCCTTGGTTCACTGTCTGGTACTTCATGGGGATCCATTTTTCCTTTTGGTAAGTAAGCAAGCTCACGCATAGCCCTAACTGAGGGATCAGTTGTAACATTAGTGGGCAGTCGTCCAAGAGCGACATTATCATAGTTAAGTTGATGTCTGTCAAAAACTGAAAGTTCATATTCCTCCGTCATTGATAGACAGTTCGTAGGACAGTATTCTACACAATTTCCACAGAATATGCAAGCTCCGAAGTCTATCGAATAATTTCTAAGTTCTTTTTTCTTTGTCTGTTTGTTCATCACCCAATCGACCACTGGGAGATTTATTGGGCATACACGAACACATACTTCACAAGCAATACATTTATCAAACTCGTAATGAATACGGCCTCGATAACGCTCAGAAGGGATAAGTTTTTCATAAGGATACTGTATGGTTACAGGTCTTCTTCGCATATGATCAAAAGTTACTTCTAACCCTTGCAACATATACTTTGCAGTGTCTTTAATTTCTTTTAGATAATTAAAGATCGCTTTCATTTCTTTGTTGGATCTGGAAGAATAAATGGTGGTGCATCATTACAAGAAGATGGGCCATACTGTTCATACTCTCTATACCCACCCATCTTACCATTGGTTTTCATTAATGCAGATGTAAATGCAAGAAGAAGAAATATTGTTGGAGCACCTATAATAAGTGCTGCGCCAAAAATATAACCAATAAGAAACTCAGGTATTGAATGATTACCTAAGAACTCATGATTGTTTAATAAAAAATTAATCATTGCATTGGATGAAATAAAAGATCTGGAAAGAAGTAATTAAACTCTATGAGTATGACTGCTGTAAGAGTCAACCATATAGTTGCTACTACTGGAGCAGACCTAAACCATTTTGTATAAAAGATTTTAAATAGATTTTTCATCGTTGGACATCATGAGCACAACCATCACCATTATAATCATCACTATCATAGTAACCACCTTTAGTTCCAAAGAACAATGATAGTCCTACAAACGGTAATGCTGCAAAGATTAATATAATTTCTAAAGTCAATCCCTTTGCCTCCAATCATCAGATCGTTCTTGATGAAACCAGTCTACCACATCTTGTGGATCTCCGAAACCCCTACGATGATTGCTTGAATCGGGGTCTCCTATATCCAAGCTATTAAGAAAAGACTCGTTAGGATTAGTGCTCATCCTACGAGCCTTATTTAGCATACCCCTTGCAGAGGTATTCGCTTTTGCTAATTTGTTTGCCCAAATCATATCAGTGAGACTGACTTCAGTTCCAGAAGCAATATCTTTACAGATAGCTTCAAGTCTCAAACGATATTCAGTTGATAACATAAGTATCCTATTTTATAGTGTCCAAAATATTTATTGTCGGTGACCAACCAAGTTTTTTTAATTCTGTGATATCAGCACATGTGATATCTCTTTCTCCGGGAGTATCTTCTTTAATAGGAAGATGACCCATACCCATCTTAGTGGCCAATTCAATCACTGATATAGGATTTGCTGTACCAACATCTAAGACACCAGTATAATCACTTTCTGCTAGAACTGCGATTGCTGAAACAATATCATGAACATGAATCCAATCTCTCTTATGTCGTGTTAGATATGTTGCAGTTCTATCTTCTAACATTCTATACAACATATCTTGTCTACTCACTTTCTCTGCATACACGTTAAAGAATCGCATACCTACGCTGTTAGGTGGTGCTTGTATTTCGTTCACTTTCTTTGTGATACCATATGCATTTATCCACCACTCATATACAGATGCAGAACTTGCATATAAACATCTAACATTATTATCTCTACAATACTCAAATATAGGTTTTGACTTGACTACATTATTTTCCCAAAATGCATCAGGATTTGCAATTGCTTCTCTGATAGCAGCATTTGCTGCTAGATGAACCACTAAATCATACTTCTTTTTTGTTTTAAAATTACCAATATCATTTGGTATATCAAAACCATCAACATCATGTCCTTGAGCCACAAAATACTGATAAACATGACTTCCAATAAAACCAAGATGTCCAGTAACTAAAATTTTCTTACGAGAAAAACCAACATTATCAATATCTGGTTTTGAATTTGGAATTGTAAAAGGAGTGTTTAGTTTCATTGTGCCCCCATGTCATTGAAAAATAATTTATCAGACCATGCTTTATCATCTATAAAATAATCTGCATGTGGTTTACCCATGATTAATTCATGATATTTAACTCCCCATTCTTTAAGTTGATTTTGAGTCAACTCAAATAGAACTCCTTCTGCTTTTACAGATGCAATGGAATGAGGTTCATCAGAGAATCTACCCATAGCTCTTGCAGTAAAGTAGATAATGTAATGACCTTCATCATAAAGTTTGTTTAGAACCTTAATTCTATCATACCAAGGTTGTGCTTTGTGGTAGTCTCTACCAATTGTTGGGGTACATATTGTACCATCGATGTCTATACAATATCTCATGATACTATTCTACTGAATCCACGAACTTTGTCAAACTTAATCATATTCTCAAACTTATCATGTAAGTCTGATTTGTGCGATATTACAAAGATGTTTGCATCTTTAATTATAAAACGAATAATCTTCATAAATTCATCCACACCAAAACCATCAAGAGAACTGTCAAATACTTCATCCATAATTAATAGATTTGTATTGACAGAGTTCTTTACTCTGGCCACTTCTCTCCATGTAAATAGAAGTGCTAAATCAATTCTCATCTTTTCACCTTCACTAAATGAAGCATATGAAAAATCTTCATGAATCGGTGACTCTATAGTTTCACTAAACTCTTCATTCAATTTAAAATTGATATAGAAGTCCATCATCTGCAAGTAACGATTTACTTGCTGATTAATTAATGGCAAATATTTTTTGATTATCTTCGTCTTAACACCATCATCTTTAAGAAGTGAATATGCAAAATCATGATGTACAATATCCTGATTCTTCTCAGATGACTCATCTATAGTTTTTTGAAGATTCTCCTTAAACTCTGCTAGTTTCTCATGCTCAATATTTCTGTTTTTAAGTTGCTCGGTAAATTTTTGTACTTCCGATTCCAAATCTCTGATCTGTCGTTGGCATCCAGAAATTCGAGTATTGTTTTGAGAAATGTCATTGTTGAGTTTAGAAATCTCCTTTGTGAGTGTGGTAAACTGATGCTCTCGGTTTTCTTCGTTTTTAATTGCCTCTTCTAGTTCCTTATAACCAGATTGCAACTCCTTTGCTTTATCTTGAGCATCAGCAATTCTATTTAACCTAAACGATTCTTCTATATCCTGATCACATGTAGGACATACCGTATTGTCTGTGAAAAACTTATGTTCTTTGGTAATAGTAGATACTTTATTAGATATTTTACCTTTCAAATTATTTAATTTTCTTAACTTTTTATCTGCACCTGCAACTCCTTCTTGCTGCTTAGATAAGTCAAAAACTTCATTTCCTAGCTCTCCATTAATTAATACATAATTATCAGTTTCAGAAAATAATTCTGTAATCTTTTCTTTCTTCTCTTTAATATCTTCTTTACTACGATTCTCTATTTCCTTGATAAACTTAGACTGCATTTGTATTTTGTCAGTTAAAGTTTCCTTCTTTAGATTAAGTGATCTAATTTTTTCTTTCTTCTCTCTTATACTTTCTTTTAAAAGATTATTCATATACGAGAAGATACGAATATCTAAAAGATCTTCAATCACATCTCTTCTATTAGGTGCACTCAGTTGCATGAAAGGAACAAACGTGCTACTACCCAATATGATTATTTGAGTGAATGACTTGTAATTTACTTTCAGTATATTCTCTTCAAGTATCCTCTGATTTGATCGGTCATCAGCCTCACGATGCAATGCTGTACCATTTACTTCAATATCAAAAGTATTTGGTTTGATACCTCTACGAATCAAATACTCCTTTGCATTTACATCAAACTCAATCTCAACTAATGTTCCCTTTTCATTTGTAGTATTAATTAGTTGTGATTTATTAATTTTACGAAATGGTTTGTTAAACAGCACAAAAGTCAGGGCATCTAACATTGTAGACTTACCTGACCCATTGGTTCCGATTATTAAATTTGTATGGTGTTTTAAAAAATCAACCTCTGTCCAGTGATCACCTGTTGACAGAAAATTTTTCCATCTAATTTTCTTGAATCTTATCATTACTAATTGGAATCACAAGGTCATCAGGAGTGATGACAGCATACTTATAATTATACATGTTACACGTCTTTATGGCAAGGGCATCATCAACTTCTATAACTTCTAGTTTCTTTTTCTTATCAGAATGCTCTTGATCCTCTAACATCATAGCATATCTTTCAGCATCGTCTTCTTCCACAAACAAAAACAGAACTTTATCACCATCCGTGTCTTGAACAGCAAATGCTCCATCATCCTTTCGGTGTTTAAGTGTAAGAAGAAACATTACCCTACCTCGCAGGCTTGTCGATATAGATCCCTAAAAATGTTTTTTACAATACTCTTGTCAAACTCCATCTCAGCTTCATCAATATAGCGATTCAATATTGAGATAGTATTTTCATCTTCATCAACTTCAAATTCCTCATTTTCAAGAATAGCAAAATTCTCAATAATCTTTAAATCTTGAACACCTGCATTATATAACTTGTCAATAAACTTTTCAAATTCTTTTGGATCCGACTTTTTACGAACAATAACTTTTACAATTTTATTTTCATACTGACTGGTGTTAAAGATACGATGATTAGTATCTTCATAGTAAACATTATAAAACAATTTATAAGGATTATTAATTTCAATTAATTCAAGAGTTTCAGTGTCAAAGATATGAAATCCTCTCTTATCATTTACATCATTCCAAAACATCTCATAAGGATTACCAAGGTAGAATATCTTTCCATCATTTGATCTTGTGTGAAAATGCCCTGAGAATACAGTGTCAAACTTATCAAAGACATTTACATCCATACCATCTTCCATCATATGTCCACGAGTAGCTTTGAATCCATTTAATTCAAGATGACCCATTGCAACTCTTGACTTAGATGATTTAATAGCATTTAAAGTGTGATCATAATTTTCTGTAGTAATCCAAGGAAGTAATAATATATCCAATCCATCTACTTGAATCTCTTTCGCACTTGAGTATATCTCCCAATTTGTATGAGATGTAAGAAGTAACTCAGGTGAGTTTACAAAGTTTGTATTTTTATAATATGCATCATGGTTTCCTGTTGCTGCATATACCTTATACTTCTTCAATGGTTCAAAGACAACACGGTTTGACCATTCAAGTGTTTGCAAATCAATAGCCTTACGACTATCAAATACATCACCCATATGAATGACAGTATCAATTCCATATTCTTCCATTTTTGGAAAGAACACATCTTTGTAAAAGAGTTCAAAGTAATCATGCAGATACTTAGATCCCTTTCGTGCACCGAAATGAGTATCCGTTATAATTGCTACTTTCATTTTTTCTTACGTACTGGTACTTCAATTGTCCATGATGGTGATTCTAATTTTACCATCTTAAATTGCTGTCTGTTCTTTTCAAAAGTAGCAGCAGGTTCATTACCAGCAGTCTCACCATAATGAGAATCCCAAATTTCTGGATGCTCATGATTGTCAAAAAACTCTAAGATGGACTCATCAACCATGAAATATAGATTATCCCATGTCAAAGTTCTACGCAAAGTTTCTGCCAGATAATCAATTTGATTTGGACTCATACTCTGTTTAAGAAACTTTGCCCTACACTCAACCAGTTCATTCAGATCAATTGTGATCTTTACATCATTGTAGATAGCCATGTTATCTGTTTTTCTTTTGTGCAATGTTATCTTTAATCGTATTATACTCGGACATTGCTCCCGTCAATGCACCAGGCTCAACGTGCATTACTTCATCATAACCTGTCTTCTCAATAATTTTATTCTTAATATCTAACTGCTTTTTCTCTTTTTGAATACGTCTTAAAAATGCATAGTGTATGATCTGAGTAAAATATGCAAAAGGATTGCGAGATTTCTCTGGATCAAAATTATGAATGTATTGAACACAGTTTTCAATTCCGTCAGATATCATATCATCACGGAACATATAATTCACAAAGTTTGGTTTATATGATAGATGAGTTGCTATCTTAAGAAAGCATTCTCCAAGATAGTTTGTAATTCTTGGCTTTGGCAATCCTTTTTCTTTAGCAACAGCGACTTTTGATCGATATACTATCAATGCCTCAAGTAGTTCTTTGTTATTTACATAATGTTCAGACTTCTTTCTTGGCATAACTTATTTGTCTTAACTGTTCTTATTATAACACATTTTTGTCAGGTGACAAGGTGATGCTTGACAAGACCCCTAAAACTATGTACAATAACCTTTGTGAGGTTTGGAAGGGGTATTAGCTTTCTTTCGTATCTTTAGTATCCTTTATATCTTCTTTAAATATTTTTTCAAGGGATTCTCTTTTTTGTTCAACACTAGAGACATATCCTAAGTCTGTTGATAATTTTACTTTTCCTGTATTTAATTTAGGTTTAAATATTTCAACTCCACCAGAGTTTTGTTCGTCTTCAACATACTGTTTGTATATTGCAATTAGTTTTTTATCACGACATTCAATCATTGTGATTACTTTATCCATTTTTAATACATACATGTCTTCAGTTGTCATCTCCATCCAAGGAGTGACTTTTATATAATTAAGTTGACTTGCATTACCTACATGAGGTATAGGAGTCATTTTGATTGGATTATGCAAGACTAGAATAGGATCATCCTCACTTTCATCTACACAAACGAGTGCGAAGATTTCTTCACCAGAAACAAGTTTTAAGATGCTGAAAAATTCGTCTCTCATATTATTTTTTGAGTGAAATGTTGATGATGTCATAATTAAAGTTTTCTTCATTGTAGATTTTAATTCTTTCTACAAGATGATTCAAAGTGTAGTTTCTTCTTGATTTGTATGTAATGTCATCTGCAATATCATACAAAGTGGCTTTAACTTTGTTGTTACCTTTTCTCAGGACTCTTCCAATTGATTGTAGATTCCGTATTCGAGATTTAGACGGTGATGCAAAAATAACGTTATGTAAATTTTTAATGTTAATTCCTGTGGAGAAAGTCCCATAAGATGCAACTATTATAGCATTAATTTCGGATTCAGTGATTGACCGAACATTTTCACGATTTTCAGCATCCACTCCTCCGTGGACAAAAAAAGTTTGACGCTGTTCGAGTACATTACTATTTATTAAATCATAAAGAACTCTTCCATGGCCCTCAACTCTTGAATATAAAATCAATGTATTTCCCTTTAGATCTAATGTAAGATTTCTTATGAATTTATTTCTCTGTTCATTATTGATAATGTATTGAACTTCATCCTCAAATGTTTCAAACTTTTGTGGAGAATGTTTTAGTAGTAATATATTAATATCAAGTTTTGCAACATGACCTTTGGTCATGAGGTCTTTAGTTCCTATAATTTTATATGAAGGGCCAAATAATCCTTCTAAAACCCACTTATGTGTTTGCGTTCCATCAAGTGTGCCAGTAAATCCAAATCTATATTTGGCCTTGTGAAGTTTTGTCATTATAGATATAAGTGATTTACTTTTGAACTGGTGCGCTTCATCCCCAATTACAACAGAGAATCTCTCAAAATACTTTCTGGGGAGTTTATAGATTGATTGCCAAGTAGTAATTATGACCTGAGAGTCCGTCTCTCTTTCTTTACCAGCGTATATCTTATGGCAAAATGAACCTACATCCCACCCATAATCCGCAAAATCTTTATACATTTGCTCTACTAGCGAAGTCGTCGGAACAACTATCAGAGTATTTTGCTTCCGTTCAACGTAATATCTCACAATCGAATATATCATCAGAGACTTTCCTGAAGCAGTTGGGGATATCAACAACTTTCTATTATGTCTTAAAGCGTCGTATACTCCCTCTACTTGATAATCACGAGGAACATACTTGCAAATAGATTTCATATAATCTTTAACACCCTCATATGAGATATGCTCATTGACTTCAAAAGGTGTGCCAAAGAATTTATTATCTACAAACTCGTAAGTATATTCGTGATCGTCACAAAACTTTTGTATCTTATCCAGTAGTCCAACGTAGATTTCTCCGTTCTTTACGTTGAATAGACGGATCTTACCATCCCAATACTTATTACGGTATTGAGGCATGAATTTAGCTCCCGGAATCTCAAAGGTAAATTGATCAGATAACTCGTAGTATACATGCGGATCTGATTCTACCTGAAGGAAAACTTCATTCTTTTTTGATATACTCAAATGAGACATAAAATAGTGTTCATTCACAGATATTTAGTGAGCTCACTAAATGCTAAATAATGCAGTTTAGCCTAAAATAATGACAAGTCTCATTGACCCGAAAAAGTATACAAAGACCGTTGACCTATTAAGGTCATTTTTTTTGTCTAAAGGTTTTTTTGAAGTTCATACTCAGAACCGTTTAAGTATACTTGCTGCATGCGAAGATCCTGAAACTGTAGCAACATATGAATATAATGGACAAGTTTGGCCACTTCCACAAACAGGACAGATGTGGTTGGAATATGAATTACTCAAGAATCCAGAAGCACCCGGTTTCTTTTGTGTCTCCACCTCATATCGTCAAGAACCAAATCCAGTAGAAGGAAGACATGAAGTAATCTTCCCAATGTTTGAGTTTGAAATGCACGGTGGTGTGGAAGAACTTGAGAAAATGGAGATGGAATTATGCAAGTATGTAGGTGTTCCTTTACAAGAATATGATGTTAAAAAATATGAGCATTGGGCAGGAGCATTTAAGACCAAAGAATTAGATCATGATCATGAGAAATCAATTGGTCGTGGTATGATTACACATTTCCCTGAGTGGACATCACCATTCTGGAATATGGCAAGAAATGATGATGGTGAAACCAGTAAGAAGATTGATGTAATCTTAAATGGTATGGAAACTATTGGTTCTGCGGAACGTAGCACCGATAAGAAACAGATGCGTGATACATTCCATACTATCTCTGATGGGCAATATGCTGACTTACTTTACAAATTATTTGGTAAGGAAAGAGTTGAGAAAGAACTAGAAGAGTTCCTTGAGTTTGATTTCTTTCCTAGAAGTGGAGGAGGAATCGGTGTAACACGTATCATGCAAGCAATCCCTGATTAACTTCAGGGTCAATGTAGAGTGGTGAAATTGGTAAACACAGGAGACTGTTTCTCTCCCGATCAATCATTAGCTTGGTAGGTCTTGCACGTTCGAGTCGTGCCTCTACAGTTTAAAAAATATATTTATTTAAAATCCAGATTGAAATTTCTGCCACTCAATGGCATTCTTAATTTGGTATGTACGACCAGATATATTTCTGATTATCTCTTCTAAAAATTTAAGAGTCACATCATAATATCTAATCTTCATGTCACTCTGATTAAGTCTTTCATCAGCATCTAGATGCCTCTGTATTGCGTCCTTTTCTCTAACTTTGTATGGAAATGGGTCTTCGGCATATACTTCTGCAGTTGCCTTTCCTGTGTAGTAATTATGTCTCTCTAATTTAATTTTATTATATGTCTCTCTTGCTTTCTCACGCATCAAACTAATCGTATTATAGATTGTATAATACTTTGAATGTAATTGAGGTATTTTTAATGACTCATCATGTAGATTATCAGGATCAATGACAGCATCACGCTCCCACATCTCCTGAATTTTTTCAAGATTCATAAAGGTTTGCCAGTCGTATCAGTTAGTGTGTATATAGTATAGCGGAAAACAGCCTGTGCTGTAAAGTATTGTATATCTGATTCTGTAGCATCAAATGTTAGAGATGTTAAGGATACGGGAAATAAGTCTTGAAATTTTACTATAGCAACATCACGATAATTACTATTCAAGATACGTAGAGATCCATCACAAAATTGTTCTTCCAAATCACGAATACCATCAGAATCTGTAGTTTTATTGACAAATTGTTGTGGTGTTTCTGGAAAACCTAATCCTGTTAACCAATTATGAACTGCTGCATAATTTTCCATATTCTCATCAACTAAGAATCGAATATCTAAATCTCCATAAGTTAATTTTTCACCGGGGACATCAATAAACTTTAAGTATGATGGTTGTTGAAATGTTCCTAATGTGATATCTGGTATTGAAGCAGAGTTGCAGAAGAAATCTATCTTGGGAAATTTAGATAAAATAAATTTAAACCCAATCGGTGAAAGATAATTACGATTTGCAATTTGACCTGCTAAAGGGCCACGATTTGTAGATGATGTCATTTTTTAGTTTTCTTCTTCATAGAATTTATAAACTTACGATAGATCGCTGCTTCTGATGTCTTACCCATTACTCTAGCACGTTGCTCCATCGCAATCGCTGCCTGTATTTTATGTGCGTGTGAACGGCTTGATTTTCTTATTTTTGTTACACTCGATCTAGCTGTGGATTCATCTTTAAATCCAAGACCATGAATAGTTCCCTTCGGATCTTCGTCTGTATACAAGTCCGAATGTTTTTTTGATTTTGCTGGTTGACCTTTCTTTCTAGGAATGCGTGGATTTGATTCTTCTAGAAATTGGCGTAAATTTTTCATGACTAACCTCCGTTTCCCCCACCGTTGCCGCCATTGCCCGAAGCTCCACCACCATTCCCACCAGAATGCCCGTTAGAACCATTACCGTTGCCAGAATGAGAACCATTAGTTCCATTCCCGTTAGATCCATTAGATCCGTTACCATTTTTCGTTTCCTCCCTACTTCTACCTAACATCCCATAAGGATAGTATGGATATCTTTTAGTTGGGACGCAACTCTTAAGTTTTGTATCGAATCTATATCCTTTTGGGCACTTTGTCGATTCAAGAAACTCTTGAAAATTTTTCATTCGTTAACGATCATGTGATACCATTCTTCACTCATTCCACCGATAATAGAATCTGCATCTCCTTTATTTGATGCATATCCCTCACTAACTAAATGGTTTATTATCTTTTCGTATGCCTTTGTAGCCTCTTTTAATTGGCGTGGTGATGGTTTCATTGGAGTTATATTTTTAGTTATTTAGTTATTCGGAAACAACACTACACCCTTTCCATCCACCATTTTTACCATCATTGTTTGTGGTTAGATAGGTTGGGTTTTTTGTATATTGTTTTCTTTTACTAAAATCATCACTCCACCTAGCAAAACCTTTTGCAGCACCGATGTAATATACATCTACACTACTATTCGTCGCACTTGGTTTTTTTATGTGATAAGGCATCTTTCTTGAGTTGTTTTTTTATCTGTTTTGCATAATAAACTTCTTGTTTAGAATACAATTTAGGATTTTTTTTGGCTCGTTTTAGGATTAGTTTCGCTGCTTTTTTGTCTTTCATATAGGTATTTATATAGAGATAAAAAAAGAGAGGATTGCTCCTCTCTCCATTCATGAAAGACTTTGATAACTTAAGTAAGAACCTCCCTACAAATACGTTTACATACGTGTTGGTCGTCTAGACAGTCAATTAAACACTCGTAGTATTCTGTGAGTTTGTTGTCTTGTTCATCATCGTATGAACCTGCTAGTTGATTATATGATACTAGGTTGTGCATTAATTGCCTCCTAAATTCTTTGATTTTTGCACCATAACCAAGCAAGGTTTGGTTACATATTGGTTCTCCAATTCTACCATTATTTATTATATGGTGTTGATATCCTAAAGATTTTGTTAACAAAAAGAAATGCCTACGAATTTATACTTAGTCAAAAAAAAGACCCCCTCGAAAGGGAGTCTTTGAAAGATATGTAATATGAATTACATGAGGTTCTGAACCTTAACACGTCTGTAGTAACGGTTAGCGTTAACTGCAAGACGACCAAGACCCTGAGTTGTACCTTCTGCGAATGGGTTTGCGACCATGCCGTAGCGAGTCTTAAATCCAATTTTTGGTTGGAAGGTGTCCTGACCAACCGCACGAACCATCTGTAGAGGAACGTATGGGCAGTAGAATAATCCAGCGTCGTAAGGTGATGTACCTTTGTATCCAACAACGTAGTACTGATCAGCAGCTAAGTTTGCAGCGAATGGGTCGATGTAAACTCTGTACTTACCTTGAAGAACACCAGCAAATGTGTTGCCTGTGTCATCTACGTTAAGGTTTGCATTAAGTGCAGGGGTGTAATCTAGAACACCTGCCATTGTGAGTGCAGAAGCAACGTCAGCAGAGCAGAGGATCATGTTACCCTTTCCGCGACGAGTTCTTTGTGCGATAGCGTTAGCGTCGCGCTCGATTTGGAAGATAAGTCCTTTGAACTTCTCAACAGACCACCTACCGTTACTGTCTGTGTCTAGGTCAAACGCACCAGCAGTTGCTGTGTTTGTTTGTGCACCAGATTCAGCAACCTTATAGATTGTTCTGATAACTTCTCTATTGATCTCAGCAAGGATCTCAGTAGAAAGAATGTTGGCAAGTTCTGCTTCAGCATTAAGACCATGAATTGCTTTCAAGTCTTGAGCAAGTTCTAGACTGTACTCAGCTTTGAGTGCTCTGGTCTTCGCTGTAACGGTGACTTTCTCGATTGAGAATGCCATCTCGTTGAAAGCATTTCCAGTTGTACCGAGTGCTTCAGAGTCCTCAGTATCCATACCACGTCCAGTAACGTAGGTATTGTGTTGCTGACCACTTTCTGGGTTAAGTGCAGCAGGGTTAGTTTGCTGAGTACCACCTGTAGTACCGAAACCAACTGCTCCACCTGTATTTGCACCCTCATTCTGAGTGTATCCAGCAGAAACGTCGTTTCCTCCGTCTGGATGCTGTGCAGAGAATGCTGTATCTGCTTCATCGAATAGTGCTTCTGTTCCACTCTGTGAAGTGAAGCGACTTCTCATTGCGAAGATAAGTCCTGTTGGGCCGTTCATTGGTTGAACACCTGCTAGGTCATAAGCGACCAAGTTAGGCATTGAACGACGGATAAGACTTATAAGTACTGGGTCGAAACCAGCAACAGGGCCTGCTGCAGTTGCGCCAGCAGAGAAACCAGCAGTAGCACCTGAAGATCCAGTTGCGTTTGTTGGTTGCTCAGTTAAGAATTCGCGCTCTTCGCGCATTGTTTGTTCTTGGTTCTCCAAGAGAACGGCGGTTACCATTCTACGATGAGGATCTTTAATTTGATCTAAACCTTCGTAGTCTAGTAGTGGTGCCCACTTCTCCTGCAGAGCTTCCTGATTAATAGGGGCTTGCATTTAAGTTTTACCTCGTAAGTTTGAATTTATGATATAAAAATCACTTTTTAGAGACACGATTCAGAGTCTGAAGATATGCAGACATTGTGTTTGATATTTCCGCTATATTTTCGGGAGTTTCTGTGCCTTCAGATAAATTTTCTGACTTGTCTCTTTGAGATCCAGCATTACTTGGGAAATAAGATTCCTTAAGTGTTACTAGTTTCTCCCGATAGTCTGACTCACTTTCAAACTCAACATTTTCCACGAGGGTTGCAAGTTTCTCCTTTTGTGATGATGCAAGTCCTTCGGCAACTTCGCCAAAGACAACATCAGAAGTGGACTCGGCTAATCTCCTGTTAAGAGCAATATTCTTTTCGATTTGCTCGTTGAGTTTACCTTCCATTTCATCAAGTTTATCTACCATGCTCTCGATGACATCATATTTTTCTTCAGGTACGGATACATAATGTTCTTCAAAAAGATTCTTCATTCCTTCTAGGAATGATTCTGTCATTTCAGTCTTAAGACCAGCTTCGACTGCAATTTGATTTTCTTGCAACCATTCGTCAGCGACATACTCAAGGTATGCGTCAACTCTTTCTTCTAGCTCAGACTTGATAGCAGCAACTTCTTCAACGAGTTGCTCTTCGTATTCAGTTTTAACGGCTTCTCTGACATCAGCAAGTTTTGATTTAATTGCTGCTTCAAAGATTGTTTTTGCCTTTTCCTGAAACTCTTCAGAAAGTTCTTCGCCTTCAAGAAGTGCTTGTACATCTGCTTCGATGTCAATTTGCTCTTCTTCTATAACTTCCTCTTCAGTTGCTTCCTCTTCGGCAACAACTTCTTGAGTTTCATCGACTTCTGCAGTTTCTTCTTCAGAAACTACATCATCTGCGGAGACTTCAGGATCTTCAGCGACTACATCGCCTTCGACATTCTCCTCTTCTTTCATACCCGTTGGCATTGGATCTGCAGGCTTAGCACCTTTAGTCACAATATCCTTTACCTGTTTTAAGGTTGTGCCGGGTGTTTTCAACTTATTCGAGTCATCATCAGGACGTGAATTTTCAGGAGTAGGCCCTCCTAAATCTTCAACAGACCCTTGACCCGGTGTTGAAATGGACAATCCCTTTTGCTGTGGATCAGCAGGTTTTGCCCCTTTGGTTACTACGTTTTCCATTTCTTGTAAATTTGTACCAACGGACATGTATTAGATCTTAATAAATCTATATTTATTTATAGAACTTAAAGATTTGATAAAAAATCATTGAAAAGACTTAATTTATGCTCTTCAAGGCTTTTTTGATCAACGAGTGTATTAATTCTCTTTTGAGTTCTTTCTGCAAGTTGTTCACGGAGAATTCCTCCATCCCAAATCCATTCCTTTCCTTCCATAATTCCAGAAACAAATGCATCAGGTGCTGATGGATCAGCAACAATGTCAGCAGCAGTTGCTAACATAAAATCTTCACCTACGACTTTACATCCAGATGCATGATCTTCTTTTAAAGAACCAACTCCACGAGACGAGACTCCGAGGGTAACACCTTCAGATATGAGAGATTTTGCAATCTTACCCATTGGTGTTTCTAAGAGTTGTGCCTTACCAATAAAGTTATTACCTTCTCGACGAAGTGATGTAATTTTATGAGATACTCGATCTAGGTTTACAGTTGGGCCTTCGGGATGTCCAAGTTCACCAAGTGCTCTACCTTTCTGAACAAATGCCTCATTGTATCTACCAACCTCTTTTGAAAGAGTATTAATAGGATACATTCTGCCATTACGATTTTTTAGGTCGCCTTGCAAGAAGACACCTTCAATGTACATCTTCTTTTTAGCACCTTTTCCCTCAGTTATAAATTTAACTTTAGAGACTTCTTCTGTGATTAGTTTCATAGTCCTAATTTGTAAATCCTACTTTTGCACCTTTTATATCAGTTCCAGAACCAACAAAAACAACATCTGTTGGATTCTTTTCTAAGATTTCGGTTTGACCTGCTAATAATGAAAAGGTTCCTATAGTAGCAGAACCACTGTTATTTTCAGCAACAGTAATAGTTCTACCAGTGCTGCTGCTACTGTTTACTAAACGAACGCAAGTTGCGTTGCTAAAACTAGTAGCAGCACCAACTGTATTTGGTACAGTAATCTGTGTTCCTTTAATTAATAACCTAGACATTATTCTTCCTCTTGTGGTTCAGTATCTACCTCAATTTCATCCTCAATTTCATTATCAAACATAGATGCAGAAGCAGTTGGTCTAAGACCCTCTACTTTCTCTGCAGCCTTTTGATATATTGCATCTTTTAGACTATCAGCAATCTCCGCAGGAGATGCATCAGTCGCAATCGCATCAATAATGTCGTCCATATTTTATGATAGGTATATATTTTATTTATATCTCTGCCTTTTTGGTATCATTTCCAAATTGAGCATCAGTTACTGCACCTTGTGATTCTAGATCATCTTCAACAGGAATATCACCTAAATCTCCACCACCACCTTCAAGTGGCTCACCTGTAATTGGATCTACTGAGTTTGGATCTGGAAGAATACCATCCTTAATTTCTTGTTGAATTTGTGCATCAATTTCTTCAATCTCAACATCAGTTTGACGAAGAACTTTCTTACGAAGATATTCAGTTGAATAGTACTTACCAAGATATGGTTCTACAGTTGCTGCAAGACCTAATCTCTCATTCATCATTTCAGATTCTTTAAGTTCTGCAAACTGATTATCATATAAGAAATCATACTGAATATGATCACTTAATGTATCCCAATCTTCTGGAGTGATGATATTTTTAAGAATTAATTGTGTTCTTAACATGTCATTGAACATGTTACCAAATCTCTTACGTAGTCTTCCTACAAATTTAGAGAACTTAAGTTCATCTCTTAATATCTCAGAAGATCTTCCTAAATTGAATCCACCTTCAGATGCGATTCTTGATTCTGGAACTCCTAATGCACGATATAATTTTTTCTGGAAATATTCTATATCAGATAGTTCGCCTAGATTTTGGCCACCGGGAAGTGTTGAGATTTCAGTTCCACGACCACCCTCTCTTCTAGGTAACCAGAAATCTTCCATCATTGACATAAACTTACGATCATCACGAACTTCACCAGTTTGTGCATTGTAAGTTAGTTTATTTCTATAGCGAGACATTACCTCTTTTAGGTATTGTTCTGCTTTTACTTTTGGTAGATTACCAACATCAATATAGAATATTCTTCTTTCTGGTGCTCTTGATAATCTGTAGATAACAAGAGAATCCTCAATCATTCTAAGTTGATTAAGTGCCTTGATAGCCTTATGAAGATATGATAAACAAGTTCCTTTATTGCGATCAAACAATCCAGATGTTACATATGTGATTGAATCCTTTGCAATTTTAATTGACTTTGACTTACCAGTTGCCTGTGGGGAATATACACCCATAGGATAATTTGGTTTTGGAGTATAGATGTAATACTCTTCAACTTCTGGATATGCTTCTTTGGTTATATCTCTAAGATTATTAACATCAATTAAACCATTTCCTCTCTGATTTTTCTTCTTCTTTTCTTGTCTGACATATTTCATCTTCATCGGATCAATATATCTCAGTTCTTGTATTCCATCTTGAGGTCTTTTTACATCGATGACCTTCATGTAGAACAATCTTCCGTCAATATACCAATTCCTAAAAATTTCGTGAGACTTCTTATCGAAGTCCATAATTTCTTTAAGGTGCCTAAACTCATTACGAATTTTATCTTTTAAACCGTCACTTGCATTTACATTTGACAATTCTATTTCAATCGGTGAATCGTATAGATCACTTACAATAGCCTCATTAACGACATCTTCAATAGCATTATCCGCTTCAGGATGTAGTGCCATCTCACGATATCTTTTAATAAGATCATATTCTGTTTTATATACTCCTTCTATATCAACATACTGTCCATAGAAACCAGACTGTATAAAATAGTCAACCCCGTCCTCATTATTTTGAGGAACGGGTGCAACTACTGAGTCAGCTTTCTTATCTGAGTCGTCAATGGAGAAACCAAAAAGTTTAGGCATTGTATAACGTCTTTATATTCTATTATACACTATTTATCAAAAAAATCAATAGTTTAATTGATTGCCTCACCGCCAGCGTTAGCTCCGATGCCCTTGAGTGCTTCCCACCACTGAACTTGGAATTCAACGGTAAACTCTTCTACACTGTCCACAGTTTCATAACTGAGGTCAACTGCACTGATATTTGTTGGGAACACATCATGGAACTTATAGGTTCTAAGTGTGGATCCGTCACGGTCTAATTGATGAACATAAGCATCAGGTTGATACGCTGCTGGATCTTGCGCTCCAGTTGCATCTTCCATTTTGTTTATAAAGTTCATCCATTTTTCTACTGCGGAACGGATAGAGAAGTCAACGTCATTAATTACGGTGACTGTCCATGTATCGAAGGTTCTATCACCAGCAATCTTTAGAATCCTACCCCTGAAGTTAACTTCAATGGGTGTGATGTTAGATGCTGGTAACTGAGCAGCTTTAACCAAGAACCTTGATTTTTCTTTAACGTCATTCTCAATCGCGATTGGATCAGGGAAGACGAGTTCCACCTCAAATAGATTCGGTCTTGCACCGCCACCGGCCATCTTGCTCTTGAAGTCGGTGATCGTTCTAAGTGGTGGTCTGTTAAATTGGGTTGCCATTTTTCTTTAGTCCTTTAATTAAACAGTTCCAATAACTTCATCGAACGAGATGCCAGTTCTTGTGGCAACGAAGGTAAGACCAATAAAGTTAATTGACCTTGCAGGTTTAATGAAGATGTCTGCGACAAACTCATTACTATCTATGATGGCAGCAGTGTTATTTGTTTCATCACAAACAACTCTGAAGTCAAAGATACCTCGTTTGGACTGAACATCACGAAGGAATGGTTCAACAATATTCACAAAGTTAGTTCTTGTGATTTCGTCATTGAACTCAAAGAGTTGATCTTTAGCAGCTGCTGAGATTGCTTCTTCAATGAAGATGAACAATCTGCGAACGTTGATACGATCAAATGCAGATGCTTTTCCAAATCCAGTCTTATCACCGAATAGAACTATGCCAGCTCCGGGTGAGAAGATTACAGGGTTGATTCTATTTCCGTAGAGAACATCTCTCTGTGCTTGGTTTGGTGTATACGCAAGTTTAACTGCATTGAGGATTGCACCTCTTGCTGTTCCTGCTGGTGAGAACCAAGGGAAATTGTTGATATCATTTCTTGCACATGTTCCAGCAATGTCACCATTTAATGGTACATATCTGAATGTGTCAGAGAATCTATCGAACATATACTTGTATCCACTATCGAATACTGCATATGTGGATGATGTAATTGGAGCATAGAATCCAACCACATTATCTGTGATGTCAGCAGCAGAATTAACTGATCCTGTTCCAACAGCAGAGTCATTTAGGAATGATCCTCTGTTTGGTGAGATGAATGCTACTACATCTTTTCTTATCTCAGCGATTGAAATAAGTTTATTTGCAATTGCTTGTGCTTCATGCTGTGGGTAGTTTGCAGAACCCATGAGTAAGAAGTCAATATCAAATTGATCCTTATCCTCAAACAAGTCGTAACCAGCAGTGATGCCACCTACACTTGCATTCATCGCACCAGCAGTTTGAATACCAGTTTGACCGTTGTAGTTCTTACCACCTTGAAGTGTTAGAGTTTGTACTCCACCACCAGCATATGTTATACCTTGTGCTTCTTGATCCCAACCATTGTCGGTTTCTTTCGTAAACCCACCAAATTCAAATGATGCAGTTGTGATACCAGCAGGGCCACCCATTCCAAAGATATTATCTGAATTGTTGTACAGATACTTTCTCCAGTATGATGGTGATCCAGCAGAGAACTCAGCATCTTTCGCTTTTGAAAGTGATAAGTGCTTCTCAAGGATTGTTCCTGCATTTCCTGTGACAGATCCTTTATCGTCTATAACAACGACATGAACCTCGTCAAATCTTGAACTTCTTGCTCCAGCAAATGCAGAAGTTCCAGGCCTTTCAGCAACATTGTTCCAACTAATAGTTGAGTTACTTAGGTTAATCTTCTGTTGATCAAACCAATCTATAGGTGTAGTTGCAGTTGTAGTTGAACCACCACCAGTATTAGCAGCCATTCCGTAACTAATAACTCCACCAGTGAATTGATAAACACCGTTTGGTTGATAATCCTTAGATGTTTCAATACCAGCAGCAGATACATGTGCTACGAATTTGACACCAACAGTTGTTGTATTTACTTCCGTGATGATACCTTTAAAGTATCCATCAAGTAGTGATGTTGATCCTGCACCGGGCAGAACTGTTCCTGAAGGAACTGCTTGAGTAACACCAACTCCAACTGTGAGTGTGCTTATACCAGCTGTAAATTGCTGATCAGCTTTACCATCAATGATGGCAACTTTTAGATCATTTGCCCATGATCCGGGGTTTCTTGCAGCAACGACTGTGTTGCTGAGTGCATTGAGATCATAACCCTTATTGTTATAATCCTCCGTGCTTAATATTTTTATCTCAGGTGATCCGTCGTCAGTTGCATTTTTGAGATCATCATCGTCTGATCTTACAACACTTAAGATACCTCCATATGAAAGATATGAAGAGGCAGTTAACCAGTACTCATAATGTTTGTCGATGTCAAGTGGTTCACCGAAGTTATCAATTAAGTCTTGTTCGTTCTCAATTGTAGTTGGCTCATTGATAGGCCCTTTTTGAAAAGGTGCAACAAGACCAGCGGCCTTTGTAGTTGCTGTATCAACTCTACCAATCGTAAGGTCAACTTCTCTTACAACGAGTCCCGGAGATGCTAAATTTAGAGGCATCTTGTTTTCTCCGTAATGTCCAGAATTAATCTGAAATTATTTATTAAAACCTATGTTTTTACTGGGGAAACTATGCATGAACTACCAGTCTGGATAGGCCCAATTATTTGATTTACCCTTATTTTTCTTCACACGTTCAATAGTACATGTCTTACATTCGTATGAATATGCAGATACCATAGTTCTATTTTTTCTTGTTAAATAGTAGTCATCTGTTAAATTTTTTATTTTTCCACACGATCTACACTTTCTTTCTGTAAATAATAATTCACCAAGATCTAATTGATCATCTATGTCTAAATCCATTATAAAACTTGAATTACTCCATAGCAATCAGGAATCTCATGCATCAATTTACTTTCTATACCTTGCTTTAGTGTAATAGCACTCATTGCACAAGTAGAACATGCACCACCTAATCTTACTTTAACAAAATTTGTTTCATGCTCTATTTCTACAAACTCCAACCATCCACCATCCGCTTCTATGTAAGGTAAGAGTTCTTCTAATACTCTAATTACATTTTCTTCAGTTAATTCCATATGTGTCGCCAAATAATGTTGCCTTTTCAAATAATTATATTGATTTAATTCATCTTCACTCAATTCCATCAGAATCAGGCTTTCCTAATGATTTATATTCTAATTGTTTTTTAAGAAAAATAATCTCACTTTTCATTTCATCATTTTCCTTTTCTAAGATTTCTATGTGTTCTTGATAAATGATGTTCATTTGTTTTAGATTAGATAGTTTAACTTCTATATCCCAGTCCACAGCATATCACTTTCTTAGTTATTTACAAGTTTAATATTCTCTTTATGTTATTTTGTTACATATAATCCCACATGTATGATCTATCACCATACTCATCAACTTTCCATACATCACCAGATTCATCCACAAAACTTGCATCATCTAATCCATCATTAATGAATCCAAATGGAGCCATATCCTGCTCTATTTGATTCCTTTGTTCCTCATATAATCTTTTTCTTACATCATTATCAGTCATTTCTTTGAAATAATCCTGTGCAACTAACCAAGCAAATATTACAAGACACATTGCTAAATCATCATTACACCCCTCCTCAGCCTCAAATGAATTTGCTTTTTGGGAAAATGTTGTAAGTTCTGATATTACCTCATAATCTTTAACTATTATTTTATCATCTTCTAGTAATGTTTTTAAATTGGAGCATCCTAATTTTTTAACAGCAGAAGTTGTTCTTACACCAAGTTGAGTTTTCTTTCCAGAAAAACCAGTTCCAACAATTTGACCGTTGCGACCTCTCATAGTTGCCATTAACAAATTTTCATATTCAAGATCATATTGAAGAATACTTGCAACTTGATCTCCAATATCATTTACTTCTATTAGTAGATATGCCTCATTATATCCTTTTGCCACATCATGTATGATGTTAGGAAATAGCATGGGTTTTATTTCATTATTTTTATATTTTGCTACGACATTATATGGATAATTTGTAATATCAAAGACAATAAATGCTGAATAATCATTTCCTAATCCACGAGCCACATCCACTGTTATTAGATAATTATGATCCTTTATGGGATCCTCATGTATATCTAAACCAGCATTTTTAGTCTTTGGTTCTTCATAAACTAAATTTTTTAATTTTGCAGGATTAATAAGTGTATTAACAGATCCTAAAAATTCACATTCAAACTCAACCTTAAATTGTGCTTCTGATGTGTTTGCAATTGTTTGTTCTTTCCAGACTTGATCTCTGCCCGGAACTTCTGACCAATGAACATCAGTTGGAACATATTCATTCTTACCTCTTTCAGCATCATGCCACATCCGATAAAAATGATTCATACCCCTTGGGGTAGATACAATAATTACCTTAGTACTTTGTCCAGACGAGATAGTAGGATAAACAGAGGCAAAGAAGTCATCAGCAATGTGATTCGGGATGAAAGCGAACTCGTCAAGAAAGATGACATTATAGGATCCACCTCGGACAGCAGATGAAGAAGTAGAGTTTGCCGAAATTTTTGATCCATTTTCTAATTCTAAAGATCCTTTATTCCATGCAATTATACCTTGTTGCATCCATCTAGGCAAATTTTCATATGCAAGTTGCAATCTGCCAAGTAAATCTCTAGCAGTGGACGCTTTGTTCGCCAAAATAGCAATGTTGACATTATCATTAAAAACTGCGTAATGCAACAAGTATGACACACAAGTGGTAGATTTACCAGTCTGACGTGGCATTTTACAGATATTAAATCTACTTTCGTGGAAATTTTGTATTAATTTTTCTTGGAAAGGATATAAATCAAAAGGAACAAGACCCTCATCAAGAGATACTATTTGTATATACTTTCTTGCAAAATAAACGGGATCTTCTTTACAGCGAACAAACTCAACAACTTGATCTTCTGTAAAGTTGATCGCTGTATTAGCTTTCTTTAGATTCGGATTTCCAAGGTAAACATTATCAGACATAATTTAATCAGCAGTTCCACTTACGAAGTGACTTATTAATTCTTGAATCTGGATCTCTTGCTGTTTTTGCTGATGTAAGTCTTTTCTTCATACCTTTCATTCTAGCACAGAATGACTTTCTTCTGTTTGCTGATTTTGATCCTTTCTTCAACTTAGATGGTTTAGTTGTCACAGCAGTCTTCAACTTAGAACCGGGATTTGCTGCACGATATGATGCAACACCTTTTGCATTCAATCCACCTGATTCACTTTTTCCTTCTTTTCTTTGCCAAGCAGGGCTCTTGCCCTCTTCAATCTTTTTTACGTAATCCCTACCCTCATCATCAGAAATGTTTTTTTCAATATCATTAAGAACTTCCTCTCTCCAGTTGTAAACTGATTCTGAGACCTTTTTCTTCACACAGTTTGGATATCTCTTACCAAACATAGTCTTCATACCTTTCTTCTCATATCCAGCCCAACACTTCTCATCTAATTCAACTTCTTCCTTTTTCAATTGATATCCATGAGGAATCTGACCTTTTGCTGCCTTAATCCTATCCTTTATTCTAATTGGATTACCACCGGGGCCTCTAGGAACATCCTCCGAGAGACCTGCTTTTCTCAAACGTTTTGCCTGACTCTTATGCATTTCAACTGCCTTATCCAATTCTTTAGCAATCTTCTTCACATTGCTTGGAGTATCATGCTTTTCAATAATTTCCTCTTCGCTTAATCCTTTTTTTATACCTTTGTAAGCACCTTTTGCTGCACCCTTTAAAGCACCACCAACTGCACCTGCTGCTCCTCTAGCTGTTGCAGCTGCAACTTTTTTAACACCTTTACCTACAAGTTTTAATGCCTTTTTTCCAACTTTTTTAGTTTTCCTAGCAACTGCTCTATTAACTCTATCATCAAGTTTGTTAAACTTCCTAACACCAGATTCTACACCTTGAGCAGCTTTAACTAACAAACCCTCTTCAACCTGCTTAGTTCCCTTCCAAACACCATTTTCATTTGTAATTGGTTGTAAGTTATCAGGCCCAATTATATCAACCACACCTGCGATTGTTTTACCATCTGAATTTTGTATTTCTAATCCTTCTGATTTATTACCCCAGTTTGCAGCACCGACTTTACGACACTTAACTAATGCACCAGATGCATATGCACTTGGCCATACCGAATATCTTGACTTAACCTTATGATAGCAAGCATCTTTTGATCCACTACTCTTTCCTTTCTTATCTTTTACCTCACTTAAAATATCGTATATTGTTCCTGTCTCTGAACGATATTTGTCTTTTGGATCTTCAATAATATACTCTACAACCAACTCATCTCCTTCTTCTACATTATTCTCTGCGAACCAACCACGATTTACTTCAATTGCCAACTCAATAGCACCATCAGAATACACAGGATCATAATCCTTTGGTTCTAATGATTTTATACTTTCAATAATCCCATCCTTTCTAACGAAAGCAACTTCAAGTGGTATTGTTGTCTCAGTCATATGGAATGACTGTTGTGCAATACGATCAAATACAAATAGCATACCGCTATTTTCTTTTAAACTTTCACGGAACATCAAACCTTGTTTAAAATCATTTTGACTCTTGGGAACCTCTAGTCGTAGAGGTAGAGTTGTGTATTGTTCTTTCATTTTTTTCTTAGGATCAGTTGAAACCATTGTTGGTGCTGCTGCACTTGATTTTTGTGGTTGATTAGGGTCTTTTGCTACTTTTCTTCTTCTTGCACTATCTCTCTCTTTTTTACTCATAGATGCTCTCTTCGATGATGAAGTGCATTTAGGAGTTGTATTTTGTCCGGGCTGGCGAGCACATGGTTTCCCGTCATACTTTCCACCCACTTGAACCCAACCTTTAACTTTTCTACCAGATTTGGTTGTACCACTTGACTTTCCAAACCATGCTCGAAGACCTTCTTCGTTTACCTCTTTACTATCAAGATAGTCTGCAGCAGTATCTAAGTAATCAGATGCTTTAGTTATCTTTGATTGAACCCACGCTTTGAAATTTTTCTTACTACGAGAATGTTTTACAATGCGTTTGGATGCTCTTCCTGCAGTTTTGAGTTGATTACGAATCATCTCTGGTTCATGATCACTATCCTTAGTTTCCTTCATAAGAAAACCATCATCACGAACAGTATGTCCATCAGGAATGGGCATACATTTTTTCTCAGTGTTGCAATAGTAGTATCCTTTTTTACAGGATTTCATTATTCTGCAGTTTTTGTATCATTATTATTTAGAAAACCTTTCTTTAGTAACTTTGAGAGTTCTGTCGTAGACCCCACAAACAAAGCATTATTGGTGACATTTCCTTGTGTTTTAGTAATATCCTCATCAATTTCTTTGACCTTTTTCTGTAAGTCCATTAGTTTATCTGTGCTATCAGCAACAGATTTAATTAATTGGCCTGCAACTTCATATGCTCTTGGACTCGCACTCTCTCCAGCAAGTTCCATAATTCCATTAATTGCTTCTTGTCCTTTTTCAATCAATGAATATAATTGACCTCTTGTATAATTATAGTCTTTTTCAACATCATCCTTCTTAGGTGTAATATCAGTTGCAGAATCACTCTTTCTTGCACATCCACCCTCTTGTATAATATCAGTTTCTACGTTAAGTGATTTTTCAATACTACCAAAATCTGTGTTCATCATGAGTCTGTCCTTGTAGCAGGATTAAATGAAAGTGAATCTGTAAAGATGCTTGATGTTTCACTAAATCCGAAATCATCTCCAACATCAATTAGATTATCGTCTGCTGTAGTTAATTTATTAATCTTTGTATTTTCAGGATGTGTTGCCTTAATTGTTTTACTATATCCTCTCCTGACATTCAATGATGTTGCATTAGGTATTTCCTTAATTAACATTACCTCACTATCAATTACAATACGATCATTTACAGCAAACTGTGAGGAATCATTAACTGTGAAATTAGTTGCTGATTTATTCAGTTCAAATGTTAATACAGCAGTATTATCATTGTCATAGTCCTTAACTGCTTGTGGAGTTGTAACATACCTGAGTTCTCTCCTTGCATTCTCTCTGTCCATATTTGTATGATAATCCACCTGAACTTTTTTGATGAGTCCTTCTGGAGTATCTGCGACTGGGCCAAATAAGAATGTTTTTGCAGTAAAATTGAGTGTATATATTAGTGCTCTTCTGGTAGCAAAATCTCCCTCATAATCATCTTGGAATCCAATATTATCCAACACAACACTTATATCTCTTTTTTCTCCGATTACTTTTATCAAATCTATTGATAGATTGAATGATGGTTGAAAGAACGGTAATATTTGCTCTAAAATTTGTAAACCATCATCGTTTAATTTAACAAGTATATTTAATTCAAATCCTATATTGTAAGGCACAGGCATGAATACTTTTCTTAAATTCGTTCCGTCAGATGCCTTGAATGTTTGAGTAACACTTGATTTTCTTGTTGGATCATAAACCAATGTCGTCATCTCAAATGACATTCTTGGTAAACTAATTTGTGTTGCTCTATTTAATTCTGGTTGTTGTTCAATTCTTGCCAAAAACTTCTGCATTGGGCCATATGCCAATGCCACTTTCATATCACTAATAGATTTTCCAGCGTTGTCTTTATGTCGAATATGAATATCATTAAACAGTGTTCCAAATGAAATGACTGTTTTTCTAAGTATTTCGTGATAAAAATATGTGCCTAACATTAGTAAGTACCAAATGGATTAGTTTCTGCAAAATCAATGATAGAATCTGCTTCAATTTCAAATTCGTCATTTTCAGTGTATTCATCATATATATCTCTCTGATCATATTCACGTATGTTATAAGTGACAAATTGAGTGGTTCCGAAGGATACATTTACAGTTGTAGAACTTGAATTTACAGTTCTTTGTGACAGGGTTACTGTTCCTGCACCAATAGATAAAACTGTTCCTCCAGCACCTATAACATTATCGACTGCTGAAATTGCAGCACCAACCACAATACTTGAAGTATTGATTCCAATTATTGATGTGCTAACTCCAACAGTGGCAGATTTAGTGCTTGTAGTATTAAAGAATACTGTATTTGATCTAATACTTTCTCCGGGAATGAATCCACTGATAGTTGTTCCAATACCGACATTTGATACTTTGAGAATCTTCGTATCTACATCCCATGATTTAACTCTTGCCTCTGTAAGTGATGTTTCACCAATAACGAGATCATTGATTAAGAAATTACCACGACCAATAATAATATTTGGGTCACCAATAGTAACTGATGGTGTGGAGGTATATCCAGAACCGGGATTCGTAATACGGAAAGATTGTAATTGAGTATTTCCTGCATTAATAATTGCGGTGGCAGTAGCAGTAGTTCCAATTCCAGGCCCTGCAATCGTAACTGATGGTGTAGTTGTGTATCCAGTTCCTTCATCAGTTATGTTTAGTCCTATTACACCTTGTCCAACCGTTACAATTCCACATGTTGCAATTGCACCACTACCTCCACCACCTATAATTCTTATACTTGGAGCAAATGTATATCCAGATCCGGGATTTATAATAACAATTTCTTTAACGGAGAATACACCTGCTCTTTCAGTCGTTATTGCAACTGCAGATGCGTTTGCACCACCAGCGACCCTATTAGTGCCTATAGCAACTGTTGGAGTTGATGTGTAACCACTACCATCATTTAATACTGTAATACCACTTAGATATCCTGATGAAGCAGAGATAGATGCCGTGGCTGTTGCAGTTTGTCCCGATCCAACAAGATTCAATGTCGTTATGAATCCTACGTCCTCAATTTCCTCATCAATTGCCTGAATACCAGTATCAATAATTTCATCCTCATATTCAAATAGTTCACATTGAAGTTCATAAACATAATTCTTACCTAACTGATAGAAAGGTTTTTCATGTTCTACAAACTTTACTTCAAATAATCTACCTCCTAGTGGAAAATAAACTAGGTCACCTTCACGAGGTCTTGTTGATAATTCATAATCATCTGCATCCATAAAAGGTGCTATAAAATCTTCAAACCTTTCTCTTGATATTGTTAATGTAACTTCATCTCTCAAACTTACACCAAACTTAGTCATTACATCGCCAGCACCTGAATATCCTTCATAGGTATTCAAATATGCTTCAATCAAAAAATTATCATCAAACTTTGATGACTCAACTTCCTCTATAATAGATCTTTTATTTACAAATTTTCTAGGAATATATGTTACTTCGACACCATAAATCTTCAGTTGTTCATTGATGATATCCTGAACTAACCTTTGTTCACCTTGAGATCCTTGTAGAAAAAACGGATTTAAAGCCATACATATCACCCAATAAAGTCAAGAGGTGGTAATTCGTATTCCTCTTTTAACTTGGTTAATGCAAATTCTAAGTCTCTTTGACCATCTTCATATATTTCTCTACCATTTAATTCTAATCCACCGGGTAATTTAACTCCTCTAAATTTAATTAAATTTTGTCCCCACTGACGTTTCATAGTTGCAGTCAAATACATCTTAAGAAACATATCATTATAGACTTTTGTAAAATCATCAGGATCTAATATTCTTTGACAATCTATTACTATAAAATCACCTTCTCTAACAGAATTCCAATCCATATCAAGATATAGACGATTCTGTTTCTTATTAAAACGTATTTGTTTATCTGGTGTTAACAAGAAATCAATATCCTCCAGATAACTCTTAACCATTGAAAATTGAAGAAGTTCAACAGAGTTAAAATAGTATAAGTCATTTAAAAATAATTGATATTTAATACTAAACATTCCACCAGAGATGGAACTGCTATCAAATTTGAATATTTTTTCTATACCAATAACTGAATCAGGAACTTGAATAAAGTTAGAATTTTCTACAAAACTTGTAGTTGTCGCACCATATCCACTTATAGCAGTTGAAGTACCTGTGGTAGTTACAATACCTGCAGTAACATCTGCATCAGTTTCTGAAGTTGCTTTTCCTCTATCAATTTCATCTTGAGTAAACTCATGTTTAAGGAACATCTCCTCAACACCATCAAAATGTCTTTCATTAAAATATTGTAAGGCATCATCTACCAGATCATCAATTTGATCATCATCAAGATTTATCTCAAGAACAGGTGCACCTAATTTCCTGAGAGAATAATCAATGAGTTGTTGTCTAGTAGCTGGTTTTGCCATTATTCTGCTTCTACCTCAGATGCTAGATTTTCGTACTTTTCTTGCCACTCAAGTTTTTCAGCCATAATTTTTCCTTTTTCATCAGTATAGTCTTGCATAATTGATAATAATTTCGCTTCCAAAAGTATATTTTGGTTTGTTAATGTAGATATTTTTTGATTATAAATTTTAATCAAAGTGTTCACATCAACGTCATTATTTTGATTGTTCATGATTTTTAGAATGAGCCACCATCAATCGTAGTGGTATACATTGGTTTACTAGTATATGTAGTCGAAACATTGGAAGGTACTTTTCCAGTCGTCGCTCCATTTAGTAATAGTTGAGCAGAAGTATTGAATGTTCCTTCAACACCGATCAATGTCACAGAAGTTGTATTTGATGTTGTTTTAACAATACCATTCTGTGATCCACCACCTGCCTGTCTCATGTATTGACCAGCAACAACACTTAATGCACTTCCTAATGTTAATACAATCTCAGTATTTGTTGTCATTACCTGAGTTGATGTAAATGTAGCAGCACTTGGAGCATCAGTTGAGTTCTGTAAACCAGTGCTGTCAAAGTAAACAATACCATGAGTTGCGAAGTCACCTGCCTGATAATAGATACCTTTAATATCTAAATTACCTCTTGTTCCAGTTACAACTTCATTTGTTACTGTTGCATCAGGGATATAAGTGAAACTTCTTGCAGGAGCCTGACTATTCTCACCTGTGCTATCGTTATATCCAAAGAAACCTATTTTATTATTTGAGGTTCCAGAACTTACATTGTAGTTGAATGAAATACCACGGTCAGTATTAGTATCAAATCCGTGTGTAATTGTCAACTGAACTGTAGTTACAATTCCAGCAGTTGTGTTGTTACTAATGAAGACTGTACCAATACCAGTGCCACCTGAAGGTGCTTGATATGAATGAATGGTAGTATTACCGGGAATTGAGGAACTACCCGCAATAGCATCTCCTGTATTAATACCAACAACAGAATCAAGTACAACTGTAGATGTTCCAGATCCAACTGTAGTCATTACAGTTCTCTTACTGGTTACATCACCAACACGCATAATTGCGTCGTTGACTGTTGCAGTTGTTGAGTTAACTTGAGTTGTTGTACCATCAACTTGTAAGTCACCCTTAATGATAACTGTACCTTCATTACTTAATCCACTTGGATATGGGTCAATGAATAATTGATTACCACCACCAGATTGAGTCTGAATGATGTTTGATGAAATTCCAATATTTCCTACTTCTATCTCACCTTGTACTATGATCCCATTGGATTTAGTCTCAATTTTTTTAGCCCCATTATGATATAACTCAACTGAGCCACCATCAGTAAATTTCGCTTGAACTGCATTATCAGCAGCATTTTTAACTTGAACTAAACTACCTGTGATATCAAGTCCACCAGTTCCAACATCCTTGATCTTGCTGTTGGCCCCATCATGAAATATTCTTAAATCTTGTCCATCACCGAATTGTGCTTCGACGTTATCGGGAAGATGTATATTAGAGACAAATGTTACACCACCTCCAACATTCAACTTACCACCTACAAAGAGGTTCTTTTCAATACCAACACCACCTTCTACTATGACGGCACCAGTATCTTTATTAGTTGACTGAGTTGTAATATTAAATCTTACGTCAGCACCCGTGAAGGTTAATTGATCAGTTCCATTCTCATCATATTCAATTTGAGAATCTGAACTTCCAGCATCACCTTGTGTGCCACCACCAAATCCTAGTTTGGTATCATCTGGAACTCTTATTTCACCAGTTCCATTTGGGTTTACAATTACATTTCCATCAGTATTTGTTGATGAGAATGTATTACCATCTAACGTTAAATTATCTACATTCCATTGGTCTACCTTTCTGTTTTGATCCAGAATGGCGACGAATCCATTAGCAGCAGTTGTTGGGTTTGCCTGACTAGCAACCTTACCCGGCTCAATACTTAATAAGTCGGTGTAATATCGACCACCAACTATTCGTGGGTTATCACCGGAGTCACCAGCGAATAATCTACCACCAAAATTACCATGAGTTCCTACTCCGACGGTTAAACCTAATTCACCGAAGTTAAGAGTTGACGGTTGGGCTATGCCCGTCGATCTTTTGACTCGTATTATGCTGGCCATTTAGAAGTTTCCTCCATTGATATCTAAATTTTGTACTGTTCCGGGTGTCAGTTGTAAAGTCGCTTCAAATTTTTGAGTTGAGGAGTTGAAAACTAAAACCATCCCATTTTGAGGGTTTAATATGTCAGTGTCACTTAATCCTGCTAGGGATCCACTAACATTACCTGCTAAAGAGGATACAACTCTCGTTGCATTTTGTTGTCCAACTCTAACTTTGATGTCGGCCATCAGCGAGTCACTCCTTGTCTTACTAAAACTGATCCTTCAACAACTCGTGTTACTTCACCTGCACTATCCGAAACAATTACGTCATAAACGTATCTTCCGGGTTTTAATCCAGCAGTTGTTGTGCTTGTTAATCCAACTTGAATTGAACCGTTATCAGCGTTTGATACTGATGCGGTAAAAGTTGCTGCAACACCTGTGCTTCCTGAATGTTTTCTCATTTGAGAAGATACCGTAAATCCAGCTAAATTTAATGCTGAATTAGTTGATGTATTTTCTAATGAAAATGTTTGTTGGAAAGTAGCACCAGTGTTGATTGTCAGATTGCTAACATATACAGCTGCCATCTATGAAATGATATTAGATCTATACTTTATTTATATTTTAACCATCTATGAATTTTTTTCGATTAAATCGCTTAAAAGTCTCTTGAGTGTATCTACCTCAGACTTTAAACTATCTAATTCAGATTTTTCGATAGTTTTTCTATTTTTCATCTTCTTATATGCCATATAACCAGAGGTATCACAATTAATGATAGCCCCTGATTTCTCATCACGGTAAAGATGTTTGTGTCCTTCAACTGGAATCATGCTAATGCGATTGCTCTTATGTCCTTAAGTCTTGGTGCTTCGGCTTCATTTGTACCACTAAACACCACCTTAATTACAAATCCTGTAAATTCTTGAAGATTATCAGCACTAAACTGGTATTCTAAGAATTCACCACCAGTGCTAGATGGAACTAAAGCATCTGGTCTTCCACTGTTTCTAGAGAGATCAATAACTTCATCACCAAAACCATCACCATCAGTGTCGAGTAAATTATCAAATCCGGGGAACAATTCATATGATTGTTCACCTGCACTCACCTCATCACTGAATAGTTTATACAACACCCTAAAGTCTGCTGATTCTGGTCTATTTGCAGTAACAAAGACTTGTAAAGAAGTTGCTGGTTGTTTCAAATCAATTCGATTTGAAATGTAAATTCCTGCGTGTGGATCATTAGTATTTAGTTTTACTCTTTGATCTGATGCATAATCAGATATTGGTTTATTCAATCTATTTCTAATATAGAGAATTGAACCATTCATTGTATCAAGAATTGGAGAAAGGTTTCTATCACCAGATAACATCCTAACTGCTAAAGTGCTTGATCTATTCTTAGGAAGAGAATTTAAATATGCTGTCTCGTTTACAGGAGATGCCACAATTCTTGGAGATTTTAAAGAATTAATTGAATTCATCTTAACATCCTCGAATCCTTGATCTAAGAATGCAACTTCATTACCACCTGCACTTCTACCACTAACACTTCTGACTTTCGCAGACAATGCAGTTTGGCCAGGAGTTATGAAATTAAATCTTGGGTAAATCTGATTATACTGAATGTTCTGAGAAGCAAAGATCTCATCACCACCACCAATTCTATTATCGGTAAAGTTAGCCATGGTGTCTCCCTGAGACCTATTTGGTAAATGAGCACCTACTCCAGTTCCACCTCTATTTGCACCTCTGTCAATTTGAATGTAATACTTATCAATATCACTCTCAGTTACCAATAGTGTTGGTCTAGTTGAGAATTGATGTTCTGAGTTTATACCTGTTAATGATAAACCATTCAATTCATACTTTTGAACTATGCTTCCTTTTGCATGTTCACGAATTGCTGAACCATCTATACCCCTCACAGATATATCAAGTGTTTTATCATCATTTTGAATACCATCATAGAAAATAATTTCATTATTAACTTTTAGATATCCCTTAGATGTTGTGATACCTTCAAATCTAGAGAATTCACTTGTTGCAGCAACACCAGAAGCTGCAGGATCTGATACAAGTAACTGAGTATCTCCAATATCAAGATCAGCATCAAGCACCATTACCTGAGTGTCTGGTTCTACGTTTGATATTTGAAGTTTATCTACACCAGAGTGCATTCCATGATTGTATTGTGATACTTCAAGAACATTACCTGTATGAAGATCGTCAATAACAGTTGAATCACCATCAACTAAAATATTGGTACTGCTACCATCTTGAACATTAGTAAATGTCTTATTACCCGGAACGAATCTCAATAATTGTGCATTATTTCCAAAATTCTCACCTTGAACATCAGTGAGATATAAGGTATCGACTTGATTACTTTGAAGAGATCCAATAGTGAGTTGTGCTCCAGTTCCACTTCCTATACCACTTGAGGATGTTACGATACCTACAACATCTCCCACGGAGTATCCAGATCCTCTGTTACTAATACCTGCGACAGCAGTAACCTTGTCTCCGGGAGCTGAACTGGTGTTTATGGTAATTACCAATCCCGTTCCATTACCAGTAATCGCAAAGGTATTAGCAGTAGTACCAGACAAAGCTGATGGATATCCAGATCCTTTACTAGATACAGAAAGTGTACCAACTTTACCACCAACTCTTTCAATTCTTCCTCTTGGTGATGTGGTGATACCTGCGGCTGTAGCAGTTCCTTCACCAATAATTTCACCGATATTTAATTGACCACTGGCAGGTACATGTGAGTCAATCTTAACTTTTAGTTTTCTAGGTAAAGTACGTAATGCGTTTGGTAATAAATTAGATACCTGTGCACTTTCATAATTTAATTCAGGGTTATAGAAGAATAAAGTAGCGTCTCTTGATTTGGCAAAATCAGCCTTGTAAAGAGTAAACTTAAGATCTTCAAACTGACTTGCAGTCCAAATAGAACCGTTTTGAGATTTAAATAAACTACCACCAATATACTGTTTGGATATAATAATACTTTCTGCATCAGGTAGTGTTTGTGTTCCAATAGTGGGCTCACCCATTCTACCTACCCATGCTTCATAATTATCACTTGAAGGTGCTAATAGAACTACTGCATAATCTTGTCCACCCTCAAGGTAAATTGGTGATGGGAATTTTATGTTTGTTGCCACTGATGCATCTTCAGAAATATTAATCTGTGAAGGTTCAAGAACAACTTGAGCATAATCCTGTAACAAGATAAGTGTAGGAATACCAAGTTCAACAGTTCTAATCTGAACTGTAAGTTTTTCTCTTTCATCTTTTGATCTAAAAAATAGATCAACTGATGTTAGGAAAGCTCCAGATTCGTCAACAGTAAATGATTGTGCTAGAGGGTCATCATATTCAATAACAACTGTCTCACGAATAACGTTAGTAACCTCAGTAACGTTAGTAACATTGGTAACTTCAGTCACGTTAGTAACATTGGTAACATCAGTAACCTCAGTCACGTTAGTAACGTTTTGAGTAATCTCTTCGGTAACGTTTGTTATATTGAATACAACGGGTTCTGGAGGTGGTGGTGGAATACGAACGACCACTGAAGACTGTCTAAATGTATCTACAACACCACTTGTACGGTATGGTGTTTCTACTTCAGTGATTGATGGATCACCTAATAGTGGTCTTCCATTAGTTTCACTTGATGTTAATTTGAAAGTTTTAGTTCCATTTGTAAACATCAATGGTGGTGAAGGAACTGTCAAAGGATCCCTGAAGAAGAACGATCCATTTAGATCACCCAATATATCAGTTACCAATCTTATGTTTGATACAGTCGCTGTGGCCCCACTTTCCTGACCAACTAAAGTTAATCCACTAGTTATAAATCCAAAGAATCTTCCTTGTGCTTCCTCAACTAATGAAGCAACATCAATATTTAAAATTGTAGATGCTGATGAATATACACTAGGAACTGTAAGACTTGTATTATATGGATCAGTTGTAAAAGTTGTTGTTGGTGCAGCTATACTACCCGTCTTATGATTTGGTGCGCATGTTCTTGCCACAAATATTCTATCTGCTCCATCAAAACCCTCAACAATTTCATTAATACTAAAAGCACCAGAACTCATTGAAATTTCAATTAATTTTGGAATAACATCGATACCACTCGTACTATCAAAGAAAGGATATAATCTTGTAGTGGGTTTCATTCCAGAAACATCAAATTGAACGTTCCTAGATCTAATATGAGTATCAGGTTCACTACTTATTATTTGATCAGATGTCCATGTGCCTTGAACATCACCTAAAACAGTTCTTGTTCCACCATCAATAATAACATTTCTTGTCCATGTATCAGCACTTGGATTTAGAGTCATTCTTCCTCTAAATGTCACAATATTAAATGGGTTTACATTTTCAACCCTTGAAGCAAGTGGTTGTGTTATCCACTGTCTCTCATCATAATCAAGAGTTATTAGATCACCAGTTTTTCTTATACCAGAATCTAGTAATGCTAGATCATCTGAAAAATCTGCTGTATTTGAATTAAGTGAAGGATTTAGTGCTAATTCAGGTTTGACTGAATAGAAGTCAGTTGGTGTTACCAAATGCTTCTGACTAGCAATTATATCGCACTTACAATCCGGGTCACTTCTATCAAGTAAACTAGCATCTTGGAAATCATCAACAAAAAATCCAGTTTTAAATCTAGATAAACCATCAGCATCTTGAATTTGAAGTGATTTGGTATCTAATTCTAACAATGATAAAGAAGTTGCAATCTCTAAATTTTCTATTCTATCTTCTAATCCACCAATATCTCTCATGGTGTATCTGCGGTTATCGAGTAGTTTGATAACTGCGTCTTTTGGATTGTAAAGATATGGTGGTAACTCAATTGTACCAATAGTCATCGCAGTTTCAACATCAAGAGGAACCAATGGTTCTTGTGATGATACACCCTTAAGTATCTGGAACTCACCTCTTAGATAGTCAGGGCCTCTGGAATCAGCAATATCTAAAACAAGTTTATCAATTCTTGGTAGATAAAAACTAAAATCTACTACAGACGATTCATTTGGTGCTGGAATTAAGGTTGGATTACCTGTTCCTGATTGACTAAAATCTCTACTAGCAAAGTCAAAAGGAGATGTTGAACCAGTAAAATCTTTAACTCTTGGTCTAAAATCAAGAGCATCTGATGCTCTTAATCCATTAGAAAATAGAGGTACATCTTTAAAACTTTCTACTGGATACGAACTAACTGTATAAACATCACCCGTATCATCTGAAGGAACTGTAAATTTATTGTAAAATACTTTTAATATTCTAGATGGGACTTGTGCACCATCCTTTCTCACTAATCTGGAATAATCATAATATTCATCTCTTTGACCTTTATCTAAGATATAATTAGAAGTTATATCTTTAAATTGACCAAGTGTTATACCCTGTAAATTAGTTGTAATACTAGATTCTTCAAATGTTATTGATTCTCCAATAATAAATTTATTTCTAGTAAGATTAACTATTTCTACTGTTGTTGCATTTACTTGTCCTACTAAAGCTGCAATAGCACCACTTGTGGAACCTATGATTTTTTCACCTAAAACAGTTGCTGTATTGAGTGATAATCCACTTACAAAAATTAATTTATCTGGAGTTGGAGCTACTCCTGTTGTGGATTCAAAAACTTTAAGTACTTTTGTTACATCAGTTGTGTTTAATGATATTTCTTTATCATCAATTCTTAATCCATAACTTGGACTATGAGTTAATCCATGAGTAGCAATACCCACTGGACTAGCTTTAGAAATAGTAATCGAATTTGCTCTTGATAATACTTTACTTTTTGGAGAGATTACATTTTTCTGTACAGTAAGAGTTATTGTTGATGCAGTATTTGATAATCCATTTATAGTTACTGTAGAATTATTATTACCCAAAACAACTTGTGATCTATCTAACTCTTGATAAGTTCCATTTGTGTTTAAATTTACTGAGTATCTTTCACCATCAAATGGCACAAAGAATGCACTTGTTATCCCAACATCAGATAAACTTACAGTAACTGAACCACTTGAAGGTGTTTTTTGTATCTGTTTTTTAACTAAAATACTTGATGATTCTAAAGAAACATCAGAAACATTTCTTTTAGCAAGTTCTGCAAAAAGTCCTTTACTTACTTTTAATATTTTTGGACGGGCAATATGAATACCTGTTGGTGTAGCACTTGCCAAAACAGTTCCTACAGAAACACCAGTAACAGTTGTAGATGCTGCTAACGTAACATTCTGCAAATTATCTGTTATAGCACTAACTCTATTAATTCTTGGAGCTGCATCTGATGTTAAATTAACAATTATATGATCATTAATTTTTAGTGACCCAAATGTTATACCAGCACACTTTAATACATTTGAACCATCAACATTAACTTCGTCTCCAATTCCAAGTCCTTTAATAGGAATAGCTTCAAGCAATAAGTCACCATTAAAATGTGCCCCTGTTCCAAATGGATTACTAGAAAATACCGATAAAACGTCCTGTGTACCGTGCTTCAAAACTGCTTTAGTGGATCCATCATCTCCTGAAATATTTCTTACAAGATCTAATCTTCCATTGATTCGTATCTGCTCACCTGCAATAAATGTTCCAGACACATTTCTAAGTTTTATAGTTGCACTTCCACCACCCTGAAATGCAGCAAAACCACTAGCACCACTTGTTAACCCTTCAACAAATGATGTAGCAGGTAATTCTGTATTTGATACTGCCAAGTTCAATATCAAATTAGTAAACATTTGCACGTCAAAGACATACAAATCATATACTGTAGAAGCATCGGTATGTTTTCCATTAGCATTCTCTAATGCATATGCTCTTGCACTACCTATTTGAGAACCCTGAGCCGTACTATTTCCACTACCAGATCTTTGATTTAATAATTGTATTGTAGTATCTTGATTTAAACCAAGTTTAGGTGCACCTCTAAGATTATTTAATTTAAATAATGTTCCTAATGCAAAGTTGACAGCAGAATTTTCTAAATTTTCTTTATCTCTTGGTTTATCTACATCAATAACTGAAGTGCCAGATTTTTCTACATCATATCCTCTAACGTATGCTTTACCGGGGGAAACTTTAACACACATCAATTCCTCTACAGGAATATTACGCATATCTGTAGTTTCACCTGCTTTATAGACACCTTCATTTGAAAGCCCGTCATTTAAACATTCATTAACTTCTACACTGTAATTACCTACAGAATAGTTTCCAGATTCTTCATAAGTTCTTTTTGCGAAATAATCTTTAATTAATGAATATTCTGCTTTAGGTGTAGTTCTTTTTAATTGACCATTATCAAGACGAACTAATTCTACGAAGTTCTTATCATTAAAATCTGTTAATGGTTTTTTAATTAACTTTGTAGATATTTTTAATCTATCAGCACCGGGAGCTGCAAAATTGGAGAATCCTCTTGCGTTATCATATAAAGAACTATCATCTTTTGCAGTAATTATTTCCTCTTGAATGAAAAGACCAACTCTATAATTTGGTGTATTTGTATATGGATCTAGTACAATTTTATCACTAGTAACATTTACAAAATGTCCACGAATAAAGAAGACACCATCGGCTATAGAAACTGCTGAACCTACCCTAGATGCATCACTATCAATCAAAGTAGCTACAGTTTCACCTGATGCTATTTGTGTGTTTCCATAAGTGATAGTCTCTTCTATGAGGAGATTTTCACCATCTTCCATAAAAGAAACATTCTTGTCAGTTCCTGAATCAAGATATTTGACAAATATTGTCAAATCAGTAATATCATTTGCATCTGATGGTAACGCATAATTATCTAACTTTATTCTAATTCCTGTATTTTGACCTACTAAGGTTTTACCCTTCAAATTTTCAATGTAGAGGGATACTGGAATACCTAAATGATCTGAATTTAACTTAATAGAGTAATACTCATAATCATAATTTGTATTTCCGGGGATCACCATCGATCCCTCTTTAAATATATGACTACCAAAAGACTCAACTTGATCCTGTAATATTGACTGTAAAGTTGTTAATTCACGAGCCTGTACAGGTTTACCCGGATTAAATAATACCCGATAAAATTGATTATCCTTGGAAAAGTCGTCGAAATATGGACTTATATTGAGATTCGTTTTTTGTGGCATTTTTTAAAATTCCAGAATAATTTTGATGTCTTCTTTTTGTCTTGAATTTCTTGTAATAGTAGCCCTATTATCAATGTATAGTAAATCACCTGACCCTTTATTTATTTCAGGAGAAGCAAGACCACTTGTGAAAGAAACACCGAGAGCAACATTACTACTATTTACCGTAGTAATACCAGCACTAAATGTTGTTTCTACGGATCCACTTCCTCCGGGAAAAGCAACCTGACGGTTTGTTGATTGGAAAGGTATTTCTTGACCACCAAATTTCACATTCTGATAATCAGTTTGATCTGATCCATTTCCAAAATACAAAGACCTATCTTGAATATATTTCAAGACTTTAGTATCTGCATCAAAAGAAGCAATATATCCAGTGGCAGTGCTACCAGTTCCAGTGGCCTGCTCTATCTTATTACCTATTACAGGAGTTCCTGCAATTGTCTCAAATTTAATTGCCTTTAGAGATGAGAAGGAACTTCCAGTATAAACTGAAGTAGTTCCGAATGAGGTTGGATTTTTTATTAAAGATACTTGTGCAAATTTAGTATCAACTGGAAAATCCTTTGTAGAGTCATCAAATCTAGCATAAACTAAAACTCTATCTGCACCTAATTCTTGATATAAATCAAAACCATGACCTTTTGATGGAGGTATAATGGTAATTAATTTAGCAGGAGTATTTGCTACTACAGCCGCAGTATTTGCACTACTTAGATCAACAACTCCAAAAGTATATCCTTGTCCACCGTTTGATACCGTTGTATTGGTTATTTTACCACCAGTGATATCAACAACTACCTTTCCACCTGTGCCATCACCTAAAATATCAAATTCACCACCAGTTCCAGTATAATTATCTCCTTGATTATCAATATATACTTTCTTTATTTGGTTGTTATGTATGGTAGAATCTCCATTTTCACGAACTGATTGTATTTGAGCATCAATTGAAGTAGGCCAATCATTTGGTAAAGCAATAAATTCAGTTGAGTCAAATTTTATAATATCACTTGGATTCACTGTAAATAGGAATTTCCAAACATAACCATCTTGACTTTGACCAGCTGCTGATGGTTCTAAGTCAGTAAATGTAGGTTGATCTTCCGATGCATTTCCTGTTGTGTTTATCCCTGATGATCCATTATCAATACAAATATAAACATTAAAGTTTTCATTCATTACATAGTAATTTGAATTATATAATCTCGTTGCTTTTGAGTTTGGTGCAGAATTAAGTGTACTATAATCATGACGATACATGTCATACTTAATTCCCTTTGTCCAATCAATACGTCTAACTAATCTTCTAACATTTGTTGATGTGACCCTTTTACCAAAAGTTGTCGTATCACCAATATGATTTACATTATCAATGTTATCGGTAGGATTTGGAGTAGCTGTATCCCAGTTATTCTGTCTACCAAACGCAGTAGTAGGATTTGCAGGATTTGGTAGTCCGACACAAACATAATAAGAATTAGTTGTAGAAGATACCCCTGCAACAAAATTACTTGCGTTTAATATTCTAAACTGGTCTGTAACAATTGCTGGCATTTATTTATTGTTTTTTTCTATATTTATACTAGAAATCATCATGGTGTGTGACCTTTCCTAAGTGCTCCAGTATCACGAATACCAAAGACTCTTCTTTGGATGGTTGGGAAAGTTGAAATTCCTAATCCATTACCGCTTATAATAGTATTTCCAGTAACGCCAATTGCTATTGGATTATTTCTGGATATTGCAGCACCACCACCACTAGAATTAGTTAGATAACCCCATGAGAATTTACCCCTAGTTCTTTCTCTTACATATATCACACCATTCATACTTGCATGAGGGGTTGTGCAATAATACACAAATGATGTATGCCCAACTCCAGCAGTATTGAATGTTAGAGTTCCATTTGATAGGTTGTTATTTGTAACTCCTTCGGGTGCGGTTAATGCTGCTCCACCATATGTTTTTGCTATTCTTATTGGATGAGCTCCTATAGCACTAACAATGCTTAATACATCACCTTCATCGAGATAAATGGTTCCATTTGCTGCATTTGATAGGGGAGTTTGTGTACCAAATTCCGATCTGTGCTTACCATTTAAAACATAATTACTATTCCCATTTGCTGTGAATGTAACGCTGTATGGTAGGTTTACCTCGGCATTATTTATTCCAGTGGTGTTTATACCAGCTCCCTTAACATTAACTTCAATCTCTGCATTATTTGAATGTCTATTAATATTCTTGATAATATAAACATTATCTAAGAATGTTCTTCCAATACCAACTACATCGTTATCATTTCCACTCTCATTTAAACTTGTTACACCATGACCCACATTAGTATTTGATATAAAGATTGGCATGGTAGGTAACAAATCAGTGAATGCCTGACCAGATGCAGCTTGTAATCCAATTCTAAGTCCTGAAGTTGAACCTATAGTTATTGTAGAAATACCTGTCACTATACCAGAGAAACCTTTAACATGAGTGATGTTTGAAACTGTTTCTTCAATTGGTTCAGGTGAAGATATCACTACGTTTGGACTTGCATTGATTGTATTTGTTACAATTCCACTTGAGGAATCTGATGTTGAAGTATCACTGAATAATTCTATTGATCCTGTATATCCAGCACCTGCGTTTGTGATCGTCACAGAAGTCACAACACCATTAGTAATATTTGCAGTTGCAGTTGCAGTTGTTCCTCCAGAAACCACTGATATTGGAGGATTTGCGATTAATATGGAAGTTGAACTGCCAACATATCCCTTACCACCATCAAGAATTGATATGGCAGATATTGTGCCAGTTCCTGAAACTGTTGCACTTAATTTTGCTGGTCTTGATCCTAAATTATCAAATATTTGAGTAGAGAAGTTAATACTTGATACTGCAGAATCATTATCCTTCTCATATTCAAAGAAGTTAGAATCGTCAACATATATTCTATCAGTTGATACACCAATATCACCAATAATTTTTGCTGTTGGGAATACTAAAGGTTCAATTGAATCTCTGGCTTTTGAAACAATAACACCATTTACAACCTTATCAATCTTTTGCTTACTCCAACTCAAAGTCTTTAAAGATGCAGAGTCATTAATTCCTACACCAGTGTAGATTTCTGTTTCAAAAGTATCAACAGTAGTGATACCTGAAACAGTTCTCTTTTTCTGCTGTTGGTCTACTATCAGTCTTGTATTTGCATTTGTAAGTGTAGTTACATCAGCATTTGCTTGAAGTTGAACTAAGTCACCATCTTTTATAGTTTCTTTTGCATCTATTTCAGAAACATCTTCTGCAGAAGTACCTTTGTAGAAGAATATTGTAATATTATCATCAGGTTCAGGTGCCACTGTAAAGTTAAATGTTGTTCCACCTTCAAATGTATATGAAGATCCGGGTTCTTGTAATACACCATTTACGTATATTACAAGTAGTGAATTCATATCAATAAGTTGAGAATCAACTGAAGCACCAATATCAAAACTTAACAATTCCTGATTGAGTCTAAGTGGGAATCTTGTTCTTACACCATTCTGCAAACTATTAATTGGATCGATGAAATCAAATTCACCAAAGTCCCAAGCAGAGAACTTATCTGTAAATATTTCAGTAACTTCTAATGTGAAATCTTGTAGTGTTGCACCTCTTGCAGTTACTAGTCCAACTGGTTTAATAACATCACCAACTTTGAATGAATGTCCAGGCCTTGTAATCTTAAAGGATTCAATTTCAAATAATGTCGATCCAATACCTACAGTAGAACTAGAACCAACATTTAATGATACGAGTAAAGATTCACCAGTATCAGTTGTTGGGCCTATTCCTAGTCTAGAAACACCTTGAACTGCCATGTTGTCATATGTTGGTTGTGGGAATTGGAATCTTGGATTTACATAATCTGTACCACCAGCACCGATGTTAATATCTAATGTTCCACCCACACCAATGTTTCCAGTTGCTGAAGCACCAGTACCTGCTCCTCCACCAAATCCAATGAAAGCAGTAATAGTATTTGTCGTTACCGCAGTAATTACAGTTGCAATACCAGCAATCGGATCAGGTAATCCTGTAGTTTTAGAAAGTGCACGAGGATATGCGTGATTTGATGCGAAATTGTCTCTTGAGCATGTAAATACAACACTTCCAGTATCAATACCAACAAAGTTACCAGCACTTAATCCATGACTTGCTATTGTTAATGTGAGCAATCCAGTATGTGAAATATATGTTGCGTTAGTTGCAGTTCTCTGGGTTGCAGCAAATATATTATTACCTGATGCATTTGTTCTAATTGATCCAACACCAGCACTTACAAATCGATGTTCGTACGCTAAGTCAGTAATACCGATAGCAACTGTGCCTCCAACTGGTCGATATCCAGATCCAAAGGATAATGTTCCGGGAGGTCTTGATGGAGATACTGATTGATCATATACTGTTGATCCAATACCTACAGCTGTAATTACACCAAATTGATTTAATATTCCAGTAACAGCAGCACCAATTAGAGGAGCCACTCCACGTCCACCAGATGATCCAACTGAAACAACCATTCCACCCCTTGGAAGTTGATTCTGGTTCACATCAAGATTGCTTATGATCTTATTACCAGTTCCTTCAGAACTAATTCCAGTAAATACTATATCTTGAGCACTTCCCCCAACCTCAATAAAACTATAATTATTGTTCAAATTATTTCCAGTGGTTGGTTTTTGGAATATACCATTAATTAATACAAGAGAACTACCTGTAGTAATTCCAGTTGTGTTTGCACCACCAACTGTCATTCTAAATGTATCTTCAATTCCTGTAAATTTAGTTGATACGTCATCAAATATCTGATTAGCATCATAAGTTTTTCTTAAATAAACTCTACCTTGGAAATCAGATCTTTCTGGTTCTAAATTAGATAAATTTCTGGATAAACTATTTGTTCCTCTTGGAGGATCAGTGAAGTGAACTGTGCTATCAACAATATTGAATGATCCAGAGAATATTCTACCAATTGAAGATATTCCAGATTGACTATGAACTGCTGGTGTGGTTCCTAATTTTCCTCGTGAAACTTCTACAATAAAGTAAGTTCCTATACCAGTCACAGGCCCAACAGTTGTTGTTCCAACTCCAACTGAATTTACTCTCATAAATTCATCATTAAATTTAAGAGAATCACCAATATTAATTGATGATATTCCAGATATACTAAACGCAGTCGTTGTTGATGATATATTTCCACCAATATTATGCTGAAGACCAGTTGTTACTGGTGTAAATGACATTGGAGATTGAATCAATCCATCAACAACCAACACACTCTTCTCTAATTTCTTCTTCATCCCTAATTGATGAGCATTACCAGATCCAACTGTGGCAAATGTAAGTGCGGTTCCACCCTTAGTTGCTGCTATCTGGAATGTATCATTAGTTAATTTTTTAGCAAATACAATTGATGGAACATTAGTATTATGTGCGGTTGTCATTGCAGTAGCAGCAACCCCAATAAATGTTGATTTTGGAGTATAAACTAACTCTTCACCATCGGAGAAGAAATGATTATCAATACTAAACACACCAGTCGATGTATTAATACCAACTCCTGTTGTTGGATTAAATGTTTTCGCAAAAATTGGAACATCATTATGCTTAAGTTCAAAGTCAGTTTTATTTGTTCTTGTTCCATTTTTTGCATTATATTGGAACACACTTACAGACTCACTAATTCTTCCATACTTAAGTTCATCTGGTATATTGCGAATATCAATATCCCTATAGATAACTTCACTTAAATGTTGAATATGATGCTTTCCTGTCCCAGAATCAGGATGGAATTTTAATACAAAATTACTTGATGTAAGATTTGCAGAGAATGTACCAATACCTGATGTACTACCAATTGATACGAATGGATAATGAACTGTATGGGTGTCTGATCCATTATGGATAGCTACAACTTGATGAATTGCATGAGTTGCTCCTGCACCAACAGCAGTCCCAAGTCCGACTTTTACAATACTTCTAATTGCACTAAATTTATTTGAATCTACTCCGACTATATTTGAAACTGCAGAACTTTGAACAGATGATATACCTGACTGTAATATTAATGTTCTTTCTGTACCATCAGGTTGTCCAGCATTTTTGAACCTATGCAATCCAGTAAGGCCTTCTGTACCAAAACCAACAACTTTTGCACTTACTTGAATCTCATTAGACTCTGTATTATGGAAGTTAAGTTTAATAACATTATTCTCAAGTTTTGATGTAAATGTTCCAATAAAGTTTGATGAGAAATTTTGTGCTGAAGAAGTATCTGCATAATATTCACTAAAGAATGAATCTGTGCCATCATGAGTCACATAAATGTCTATATGATTCTTCTCGCCACTTGTAGTGTCCTTTACCTCTGCTGTAGCATAGAAAGCAGAGAAATTAGTTGTGAACCCACTAACAATCGTTGTAGTTGATCCCACAGCAACTCTTGATGTTGTAACACCAGTTAGAGTTACACCTCCAATGGCTTGATTACCACTAATGACAGGATCAGTATTAAATACGTTCTTAAGAATTTTAATATCCAGATCATCATTATTTGGATCTGTAGGACGGATAACCAATCTTGGATTACCCTCAGAAGTTATACCTACAATATTTGCAATTGTTGATGCAGTTGATACGATACTATTTTTTTCGATAGTGAATGTATCCGTAGTATCAGTGAGCACAACTACTTCATCAAGTTGGATTTCACCAGTTATTATATTCCTAGTTTGAACTAAGAATCTAGCAAAATCTGCATCAAGAGGAACATCAATTCTTCCTGTTAAGTTTGCATCTGCATTTGAGAATAGATCACGTATATTATCTACAGTAAGAACCCTATTTGTATTACACTGAATAAACTTAGCAAGTTTTGTATTTTTTAACTTAATAAACTTAGACTTAGTTCCATTATCGATTGTATCAACATCTGATGCAAGATCAAAATCATTAATAGTATCAACTCTTTGCTCAGTAATAATGTCTGCTGAAACAATTGTTCCGTTAGTTTGACCAATTCCTGCTGAAGCTATTGATGATATACCAACATCAGCAAAATTCTTTAATCCACTAGTATGAACTAAACGATTTACTGGATCAATAACTTCATCAAATGTTTTGGGACTTTGTATTGTATATGATAAATTTTGATAATAATGATTGTCACCTAAGACCATAAAGTCTTCACTAAGTCTACCAATTTCATCATTCCAACCTTTGGTTTGACGAAGTGAGTAATCTATATTAAATACACCTTTATTTCTTGTTAAAGTATTAATTGTGGCAACAGTTCCAGAGTTTTCTCCACGAATTTTATCTCCAAGTTTTATTTCAAAAGATCCCTCTAATTTGATAAATTCATCTGCACGATTATCAATAACAAGTAAATCAGTTTTAACAAATTTGTTATTCTTTTCAACTGAAATATTTTCACCAGTTCTAAACTCTGATGATTTTTGAGTTACTGTAAACTGAGGATAATCACTAAATTTAATTATAGTTGCGAAATTCTGAACAGAAAGACCTATACCGGGATTTGTTGCAGTATCTGGTAGTTCAAATTTAACAATAGCTGGATCAGTATTATTGTATTCTGTTACATTAAAGAATACAAATCCATTATCAGGAGAATTAAACCCATCTCCACCTGCGGTTGTAATACCAATATTTTCAACAAATACCTGTTCACCTACTGTAAACTGTGGTGTTGCAAATCCATTAATTGGTGTTTTTAATGTACATGTAACAATACCTGAGTTACTAGTCTCAAGATTAGTAATCTTATATCCATTTGTATTGTTTATTGTTCTTAATACATGAGTAGTATTAGTCAATCCTCTAGGTGATTCTAAAATCTCAACAGAGGTTATTGAATTAGCTGTCAATCCAACTTGTATAATTCCTTGATCACCAGTTAGTTTTCCAGTATCTGGATCAACAACAACTAGATCTGGAGTGGTTAGATACTTATCACCACCCTCTGCAATATTAACATCAACAATAGAATCAGAATTTATTAATGTTACTGTTGGAGATAATCTTGCTTCAGGCCTTAATGTTTTATCAGAATGATAATCAAAACCGGGATCTGTAATTCTGACATTACTAATTTTATTAATTGAATCCGACAAACATAAAATACTAGCATCATCACCATTAGCAGATGTAATACTTGAAACACCGGGAACAGTAATGTAACCAAATCCACCTGATGTTAAGTTTATTTTTTCTACACCACCAACAACATTTTTTGAAGCCGTACTATAAGATATTGTAGATCCTGTTCCTACAGTATATGAAGTCTGTTCTGGGACTTGATGTAAAGATACATCAAAAGTATTGGTTGTGATACCAAAAACTTTATATGATCCATTATATTCACTATCAGTATAATTTACTTTTGATGCATTAACAACATCAGGATCAGATGTGCTTATAAAACCAGTTTTTTCTAATGTGTAGAATAATTCATGTGGATTCGTTGAATTGTAATTCAAAGTTACGAATGAATTAGTGCCAATACCAGATGCTCCAGTTCTAGTAACACCAAAATTAACTGTTGATCCTGTTGATACAAATTCATTTTTAAATTCAGAATCAAAGTAGAAATTCAATTTGTATCCATTTAATGATGGATCTGAAACATAGAATTTTAAATTATCGTTTCTAACTATGGTTAATGGTGGATTTACCTTGAATAGTTGCTGACCACTTCCACCACTACCTGCAGTTAAAGGAACTACTGTAGGTGGTTCATTTTGAACATCATATAATGTTTCTGCTAGCTGGAAATTTTCATCATCAATTCTATAAACAAAATATGATCTTTCTGCAGTTAATCCTGTTGCTGGAGATGAAGCACTATAATATACTTTTTCTCCAGTTTTAAATCCATGTGAGGATGATATTTTATTACCAGAGATTATATCAGCCGCTGCAAAAGTTGTTGGTAATAAAAGAATCTTATCATTCTCAGCACTATACTTAACAACAATTGACGTTGTAATACCTGTTCCTTTAGATTGATTTGAAACTAAATTAAGATTTACTACATCACCATTCAATAAACCATGAGCTGAAGATCCTGTAGATACAGTAGTTGTAATTCTTTGAACTTTTGCAGTTACTTGATCAAAATTAGATTCTAAAGAATATTCAAAATTATTAAAAGTATCTCCTGTTCTAAAGAAAACAGCATCAGTATTAGCAGTTAATGCTAGTCCAACTACATCATCGGATATTTTTCTTATGAATACTGTTTGACTATTTCCTGATGCAGGTAAATTAAAATTAGCACCTTCTTGACCAATTTCTCCTAATCCAATAGCAAATCTACTTGCAGCATTTGTTGGTTTTCTAAGAATTACTTTTTGATTATCTTTAAATGGATGATTGGGTATGAATATTCCTTTGATGGGTATAGAAATTACTTCAGATAATTCACCTATGGTAAATGACTTACCAATAGTAACATTTCTACCATCTGCAAAAGCATTTCCAGATAAATCTTCTCCCGGAGTTGTTGTACCAACACCAACGGATTCTGCAGGGTTAAAGTAAACTATATCATTTGCTTTAGAGGTAAAATCTCCAATATCTGGAGATTCTATTGTAAAGAATTGTGGTATTGTTTGAACTAAACCACCTAATTTATGAGATACAGCTGCGTTTGATGGATGAACAATACCTCTCTTAACTCTTAAAATACTTCTTTCTCTATTGGTATTAAGAACTAATAATTTTTCAGTACCAATACCAATACTACTTCCAACCGATACTGAAGATGGGATAGATGCAAGGTAAATATCAGTTACGACTCCAGCAGATGTTTGGCCGGGTAATGCTTTATATAAAACGTTACTTGATGATGTAACACCAATATTATGAGAATTAGTTAACCTTACAACACTTGTTGAAAGTCCAGATATAGCAACAACATCATTAGTAGTTAAATTATGAGATGTTGCAATATACCCTGATACTTTACCAACACCATTTCTGACCATTACAACATCATCATAAGTTTTTGTTGCAGTAGTAACTGTTGTTACTCCTACTCCACCTACTCTTTCAACTAAAGCACTAGCACCACCACCCTCAGTTTTTTCATTATCAAAGTTTAAACTATCACCAACTTTATAATTATCACCTTTACTTACAATCTGAAAACCATTAATAGATCCCTTGGTGACTGATTCTACAATGGAAACTTGATCTTTAATTTCATAAGACTCAATGGCAAAATTGTAGTTTGAATTTTTATCAGATAACTTGTATGGTAAAGTATTTCTAGTTAAATCTGAACCATTAAAATCAAATCTATTTTGATCTAATATAAAATTATCTTCAACGGGATCAGATCTAAAAGTATCACCTATGAAGTATGGGAATTCTGGTTGAGATGTTACTGAAGATACCCCTGCAAAGTACGCATATGTGCCATTTGGAAAATCAGGTGTTTTACAATATCTACCATTACTTTCATCTAAATCACCCGCATTTGTATAAGTATGATCTTCAACAAAATATCCATTAGTAAATGTAGATGATGTTGGTCTGTTTACAACCTTAGATGTATCAATAACAAAACCAGTACGAAGATTAATTACAGCAGAACTATCATTATCTGCCTCTGAATATCCATATGGGCCATAAATTGGATTACCATCATACGCCCAACCAATAATTGGAGAGTGCACTAACGGTGTTGTTGTGGTATCACCAAAAGCAGTTTGTATTTTACCAGAATAACCAACAACAGAGTATTGTAAATTAGTTTCTGATTCTCTTAAAAGAATCTCATCACCAAATCTTGTAAGATTGTTAACTTGTAAGGATCTAATAGATGAATCTAAAATATGTCCTTGACCTGCAGGTGATATTTGTAAGGTAGGTGTAAGAGTGTATCCAATACCAGAATTAATAACTTTTACGTCAGTAATTTTACCACCAGATACCACAGATCTTAATTGTGCTCCAATTCCAGTGCCAACTCCAACTACGTTTAAATCTGGTGGTGATGTATACTCTTTACCACCAAATCTTACATCACATGATATAACCTTTCCATCTTTAATAATTGGATTTAATTCTGCATTTTTACCAGTCAATACTTTAATTTCTGGTTTTTTCTCAAAATTTAGAATTTCGGAACCATAATCTGTTCCACCCTCATGAACATATGCATCTACTAATGAACCTCTTATCTTAGGAGTAATTACAAGATCCTCATCTCTTCCTTCAGATGCAGATACCTTGGAATAAACTGCACTTACTGTTACAGTTACAGGTTCAAAGAAAAACTCATGATTTGAAGTCTTTGCATCTGTTATTCTTGTAAACTCACTTCTCAAGAAATTCTTATCTGGATCAGTGGCTCCAAGTCCAACATTAATTAATTGGAACTTATCATCATCTAACTTGAGAATTCTATATCTTGTAGTAGTTGAAAGACCTGTAATAATATCACTTACTAACGTGGTTGATGGTTGATATTGAACTAAATCACCAGTTACAAATCCATGATTCTTAAATTCAATAGCATTCTCAACAGTCGATATACCAACTGGTTTTACAATTAATTTTCTATTAGTATAATTAGTTCCTGCATCAATAACCTTTACAGATTTTAAATGCTTTTTCTTTTCTAAAGTTCTGAATTTATGCTCACCAGAGGCATTTTCAATAGTAAAACCAATAGTGTTTATCCCTGCAAGATAATCTGTTGCAGTTTCATATAAGTATACAGAATTTATACCTACAACTTTAGGATAATAAACTCCACCATCTGATAATGTTTTATTTTGAACTGAGTTAGATCCACCAAAATCACCTTTACCTATGGATGGAAAACCATTATTATTGTAGACTAATGGCTCACCATCTCTTAAATTATGAGATTTCTTGAATGAAATCCAATCATTAATATGATCTACACCTCCACGAATATTAGATAATCTCCCATCAAATTCAAATTCTCTAAATCTTTCAGTAACGACTGGTAATAACACCGCACCAGATCCATTACCACCTGAGAGGGTCACGGAAAGGACTCTATCAACATCAAAATTCTGTTGGTCAACTAATACCTCTTCTAGTTTTCCTTTTACTACAGGTTGAACTAGGGCAGTTGTGGCAGATGCCAATCCGGGTGCAGATATTTGAATTGTTGGAGGATTAATTACATCAAAGTTTTTACCTTGATTTAAAATCTTTAGTTCTTCAATCTTACCATAGAAAATTCTATCAAAAGACTTATAATTGACTATTTCTACGCCGTTTATTAAAATTCCAGTCGAACCTACCTTTGTCTCTACTGAGTTTCCAGATTTAATATCTACCTCTGCTGGAAACTTTCTAAGAATCTTTTGAGTTCCAATTTGCTCATTCTTATGCCTTAGAAGAACAAACTTATGAGAACCAGTTCCAATTCCAGCTGCATTTAATTCTATATGTGGTGGATTCTCATCATTGTCAGTAACAAGTATGAATGATCTTGATGGGAATAATCTAATAATTCTTCTCTTTCCTGCATTATCCTCAATAACTTTTACATAGTAAGTTGTACTGGATGTTAAACCAACTATAGGTGCATTTTCAGGGACATATAATACTGAATCACCATCAATAAATGGAACAGTGTCTATAAACTGTATCTCTTTAAATAATCCAGATATACTATTTTTTGTAATTAAACCTGATTGTAATGTATTAAGAGGATCATTACTTGGATCAGAAATTTCTATCTTTACAACAGTTTTCTCAATCAAATATGATGGCATTGATGATGATGCCACAAAATAAGTTTTATCTCTATCATTATAAGTATTTTGAACATTAGATGTAATTACATTATTACCAAATTCAAGATTTATACCTGATATGGCATTAGTTTTATCTAATTCTCTCTGTAGATCATGTTCTTTTCCTTGAAGATCTATAGGTTGATCTAAGTCTAATTGATTGCTGTTTGCGATTGTTTGTACAACGATTCCAGTTTTTACTGGTATAGTTTCTCCTTTTCTTATTAAAGAAACTTTATCATTGGCTTTCAGTTGGGATATATCTAATTCTGATTTTGTTTCAACACTACTTGTTACTCCTATTCCAACTCCGTTAACTTCTGAAACAATATTAAATCTACTTGCAGTATTGTAAATCCAAGAATTGAAAAATACAGTCTTTCTTGATCTTTCACTTCTAGGTGGATTTGGAATAATTTCACCTAAATTTTTAATTGTTACCTTTTCACCTTCTGAAGTAACGCTTGAACCCGAAGTTTCTATTAACTCAAAATTTGATACAACACCAGTGATTCTCATTTCGACTCTCTTAGTCAAATCACCTTCTTCATATCCAAATATGAACTCATCACTTCTTAAATCGTCAGCTGATCTAATAGAGACACCAATTCCTGAACAATTTAAAAACTGATTAATTGTTTTATCATTATATGTGATGGTATTGATACCATTAATACCGTTTGTGATAATAGTTCCAGTAGTACCAAAACCAACTGTAGAATCCACTGTAAGAATACTAGAATCTACAGAAGCATCCTCTATAACTCTTGTTTTTCCGGGTATTGTAAATACACCTCTTATGGCATCATTTTCATTAAACCCAATAAACAAATTGAGTTTGTAATACGTAGTAATACCTGTATTACCAGATCTTGAGAATATTTCAACTTCTGATACAGAAGCTGATGTATTCAGATCATTAGATTTTGTTATTGTTTGTCCTGTTAGTTTAGCAGGATCACCAGAAATCTGTTGAGCTACGACAACTTCTCTTCTAATATATTCTGCACTTGATGGTTTTATTAATAAATTTTCTAAATCAATAATTTTTGGAGTCAATCCGTATAAAATATTAAATAAAATCCTAAATGACTCCTCTGTTCCTTTAGATTTGTATAAGGATTTAGATTCTTTTATAAAATTACTAATATCAATATTAGTATTTAATTTTGTATCTTCTAATCCGGGAGTAAGATATGCTTTTGTTTTCTTATAAAATTCTTTTAAAAATAGAACACTTAAATTTTCTACAACTGAATTGGTTGTATGAATACCTGCAGTAGAAGTTGAGAATACTAGCTCACCAAGATTATTAGGATCTGTATAGGATGTAATACCACTAAATCCACGAACAACACCAGTAAACGTATTAGTTGTTATACCTGTATATGTAAAAACCTCATCATCTATTTTAAATAATCCGTATTTGTCTGGAAATCCTTTTGTAGATGATACTGTTAATGTAGTTGCATCAGTTGATATACCACTAGTTAAAGTAGTAACTCCGACCACTACTTCAGGAGTTAAATTATCAAGTTTTAAATATTGATCTAAATTATCAGATATATCAAGAACACCACCACGATGTTCCTGAGAAATATAATATTGCTTCAAGAAGTCAACTGATAATGGACTCTCTGATCTTAAAAACTCAGGGAGTTGATTTTCAATTATCTGTTGAACTTGTATACGTTTGTCTATTCCAGTTCCAATCATATCCTTGTTAGTTCTCCATTTGAGTAACTTGAGGTGACTTTATAACCAACACCAGATATTTGTTCACCTGATGAGATTGTATCTTTAACCATATTTATTTTACTACTGGGGATGTTAAAATCTAGGTATAAATCTTGTAATCCGATAATATCGTTCGAGTCTGGAAATGCCTGAACTTCAATTACATTATTTGGTCTTTCAGTTGATGTTATGTTGAGAGTTGTTAGTGTAACTTCCCCATGAACATAATCAACCACTCCAGCTGATTGAACGACAATAATAGTTTCACCACTTGCATTTTTTCTTACAATAGATATAACTCCAGTCAGTTTATCTGCGTTTGGAGTATCTGTAAGGAATAAAGTTTCAGTTTGACCTAAAATTTTAAATCCTGTGCTCTTAATATTGAAACCTTCAGGTTTTACATTGAATGCATTACCAAAACACAATTCATATTGAGCAAATTGATTTATAAGTGCTTTTAGATTCCTACGAATCTTGATTCTGGTGATATTAGATGTTATTGCATTATCAATATTATCAATTACATTTAGCACTTTACTATATTTAAATCTACCACCAAACTTATTAACATCACCTGACTTGGCATAAGTTGTTAATGCACTTGTAATTTTTGTTTTTAGATCATTAACTGTGGCCACTTTAGTTGAATCATAATATATGAAAGAATCAACCTCAACATAAAGAACTTGTAGATCCACTATCTTTTGATTGATACCCGTTAATGAATAACTCTTCAATTTACGTAAAATTTGAGTTTTATCAAAATCAGATACAAATTCACCATTTTTTGGTTTGATTGTTATTAATACATTTCCAAATTGTGGTGGATCAACTTCCTCACCACCAACAACTGATACACTTTCGGTATTTGGATAAACTTGTTGTATTATGGACTCATAATCCCTTGATGTAACCGCCCTGTACTGAGATGAATACAGTCTAGGTGCAAAATACTTAACAGAATCTATTGATTCTATATCACCGCCATTAGAGGCAGCCTGTAAGGTATTAATTACTGGAATCGTACTTGGTAATACGACTTGATCGTTCGATCCAACAAAACTACCAGCAAAATTAAAGATCTCTGGGCCATTACCCTTGGAACCAGACGTTGTAACGTATTGAACAGTTATTGTACTTCCATTTTCTGGTTTTCTTCCAAAAATACCATCACCGAATAACAATTCATACCTTTCATCTTGTATTTCTTGAATTAGATAGGTATCAGATATAGAAGATATACCAACTATATTATCTACTTGCTTATATTGCTTACCTAACGACGTGCCATCACCAACATAAGCAACAATTGATGCAGTATCAATGTCTGCATTGTCCAGAATGAACCTTTGCTCTAATGATCCATCAACAATGAACTTAGATGTTAAGAATGTTCCTTCTAAAACTTGTAAAGGTTCTGTTACTGATCCAAAAGTTGCTGTTGGAGTGGATCCACTAGTGTTTACTGTTGTAGTAACACTCTCTGAAATGGAAAACACTACATCACTATCATCTTGCCTTCCTACACACACTAGGCCTGGTCTTAGAGTCAATGTAGGACTTGTTGTATTACATTCTACCTGAAAAGTAATTGATGCCTTTGCTGCCGATTTAGAACGAGGTACATAACCTATATTTCTTGCTAATGAAACAACATTCTCACGAAGTGTTGCTGAATCAAGAAAGGATTCATTAACAACTAAATTTGAATTAATTGCTGATATGTATGTATTATATGCTAACGTGTCAATTAAAACTGAAAAATTGGATCCTTCAAAGTCAAAGTCCGAAAAATTGGAATTTGCACGAAGATAATCTTTAATTTGTGTTTTAATCTGATCAAAATCAAGATTTGTGTATTTTGTGAATGGCATTATCTTGTTGCTTTTAATATGAATGAGAAATCTTGTGTTGGAAACTGTTGACCAACGATATCAAAAATAACATTAACTTCAAATTCATTTGTATCTGGTTTTGGGTTAACATTTACTTCTAAGTTATCTATTCTTGGTTCAAAATTTTCAATTGTTGTCCTTATTTGATCTGAGATAACTGAAGCTGTACCAAAATCAATAAAACCCGGAGCTAATTCAAATAACATGCTACGAACGTCAGATCCAAGTGTTGAATTGAAAAATCTTTCCGTTGGAATGGTTTGAACTAGATTACGAACAGATCTTTTTATCGCATCTGCATCTTTAAGCACACCAATATCATTAGTTACAGGATGTCTCTTAAAAGACAGACTGATATCCTTAAATGATCTTGATATTCTTGTTAGGCTCATTAAATGATAGATTTTTTTATTATTTATACCTATCTTTGCAACTCATTCATAACATATTCATTAGAATCAAGGTAATGGAGTATACTCCATGCTACATTTCGTGGTTTTGCCACTCCACAAGTGAAAATATCAATCGCAACACACCCCTTTTCGGGCCAAGTATGACAAGAAAGGTGACTTTCTGCCAAAGAGATGAGTGTTGTTACTCCATATGGTTCAAATTGGTGAGTAAAGATGTTTAAAACGGTCAATTTCTCACCTTTGACTGCAGAAACAAGTATTTGTTCTAGTTTTTCTGCATTATTTAGTTTGTTAAAGTCAACATTATAGACTTCAACAAGTAAATGTGACCCCATATGGGCATTTTTGACATTTTTCATCCTAATTCGGGTTCAATATCAACTTCAACTGAAGTTTCTTCTTCAATTGTTTTGTTTTCTGCCCTTTCTTTTGCTGTTTTCCAGAAATAATTCTCTTCTGAACCCAATCCATCACGGTCATGACCGTTTTCAACCTGATAATACACTGTTGAAACCTTAAAATCGGGTATTTTTGGTGTTTCTGGTGTAATACTGTTATCATATATCCTCATTCTGTTGTTTGGATAGAGACAAAACTGCCCATTGTCCAATTCTAAGAGATTATGAGACTTATGTTCAGCAGGCTGTTCACTTGTAGAGTAGTCTATTGCGTCTACATCCGAATGATAGTTGTCTAAAGTGCAAATATAGGTGCCAGTTT